TCATTATCATCAAACAATCCAAATCTTCTGCGAATACCGACTTGTGGTGCCTCTAGACGAATTGCAAATGCGAGAGTTGCTGGTCTACCAGGAATGTATCTCATTACCTGTTTAGTCTGCCTGACAATCTCACTACCAGCAGTAGAACCAACTTCCATAACCACATTACTGGAATTGGCATTATGAGTAGCAGTTCCAACACCAGTGACTCTCTCATCCCAAACATCAGTCTCCTTACCATACTGGAAGGTATTGAAGAAAACTGTTTGGAAAGGAGCAACCTTTAATCTGTTATTGTCAGAAAACTGAGGTCTCCAGTCTGTCTGGTTTCCCCAGTGATCAGCAATATTATATACCTCAAAGAGACTTCTCTCTTGATTTAGAAAGTCTTGAGTAGTCTTATTCCACTGTGCCATAATCAGTCAATCCACTCTAATTTTCCTGGATGATATCTTCTTGCGTTTTTAATATTAAAGTTCTTTTCTTCTACTGGATAGATGTTATGTACCATTGCACCAGGATATTCACTCTGAAGTTTTTCAGCCAATTCCTGCTTTGATGGTATTCCAGTCTTTGTTACCATCTCAATTCTATATATGCTATTTTGCCAAGTTATATCGGCAACATAACTCTCACCAACTTCCTCTTGAGATTGTTGATCTTGGGAGTTCATGTATAGATTTCCGTTGAAGTCGCCAGAAATATTAACTGACTCGGACATGAATTGTTTAAAGTTTTTCATCAGCAATTCCAGGCTCTTAGTGATTTGTTGATCCTGCTATCAGGATCACTAGCAGTCTTCTTACTAGTTAGTTTCTTTTTCATACCCTTCATTCGAGCGCAGAAGGATGCGCGACGGGGATTTCCAACCTTCTTGCTTGGTGCTTTAAGGTCAGATCCTGGATTTTCTCTCTCGTAAGATTTTCTTCCTTTCTCATTAAGACCTCCTGATTTATTTTTTCCTTCTTTTTTTGTCCATGCAGAAGACTCTGCATGAAGGAGTGGATTGCCTGGAACATAATCGGTCGCTGAGTAACTTGATACTTTTGCGCCGGGATATACTTTATCAATCTGATATTGAACATCAGATCTGGTTGGAATTTTAGCAGATGGAAAGAACATTCTAATGCTATAATATTTTCCTCTCCACATTAAAGATACTATAATAATGTTTCCAGTTTTAGAAGGAAGTCTTACCGCCTCATCTACTGGATATCCAACTATCTTATCAATATCATATACTTCATAATCAATAGCGTTGATTGAAGGTTTCAAAGGTTCTGGTTTAATAAGATCTTCTATAGTTGCAAATGTTTCCCCATAAGCATCAGTAAGTTCAATGGTTTCTTCTCCCATTGGTTTTACATAATTCTTATTTGGTCCAATTTTTCCACCACTTCCACCTTTAGGTCCCGATTTAGGACTGTTACATGGAGAATTTCCATGTATAGGACACTCAATTCCTTTTTCAGTATGGTTACATGTATCAAGATGCGCTTCTTTTACGCATCTATTATAAGTCTTACCGAAAAGTTTTTGTGTTCCTACTTTCTTGTATCCTTTCCAACATTTCTTTCCTGATTCATCTAATAATTCTTCGCGCCAATTAGAAAATTCCTCTTTTTTAGTACTATTTCCCCAATTGGCAGCACCTTTTTTACGACATTTGACAAGTGCTCCCGATGCATATGCACTTGGCCAAACTGAATACCGTGACTTGACTTTATGGTAACAGGCGTCTTTTTCGCCTTTAGCTTCAATTACTGTTTCTTCAGTTGCCACGTTTTTTGCTTTCCCTTTTCTATCTGGATTGGGATCTTGACGATTTTTACGACGGAATGCAGTTTCCTCTTCATCTTTAGAGAGATCACTCTTCATTTTACTTGAACCGCATTTTGGTTTTGTAGTTTGTCCTGGTTGCTTGGCACAAGGTTTTCCTGAGTATTTGCCACCCAGTTGAACCCAACCAGGCTTGCCATCACTAGACTTACTCTTGCCAAACCAGTCACGCAGAGAAGAATCACCACTTTTTGATTCACTTACTCCTCCACCATTACCATTGCCATTACCATTTTCAACTGGTTTATCAATGCCAACTTCTTCTGGTTCTCTACCGCCACCAAGATATTTTCCTGCCATTTTTAATCCAGCAGGAATTTTCTTACATTCTTTATCAGTATAGCAGTAATAGTAACCAGATTTACACTTCATTTTATTGAATGCTCTTTTTATATTTAGTTAAATAATGTTCTTTAAACTGACCAAAAGTTTTTCTTATTCTGTTTCTTGCATTAGCAGCGCCAGTAAGTCCATTTAGTCCAACACTATTTGTTGGGGATTCACTTAAAAAATTTTTAAGATTCTTCATCTTTAGATTGCTGTTTAATGAGTTTTGCTAAATCGGCAGTGGACCCTACAAACAAAGCATTAGTTACATTTGTTGGACCTTTGCTTTGAGATTCTTCTTCTACACTTTTTAACTTCTTTTGCAGATCCATTAATTTATCTGTTGCATCTGCAACATTTTTAATTAGTTGTCCAGCAACTTCATATGCTCTAGGCATCTCACTTTCTTGAGCAAGTTCAAGAATTCCATTAATTGCTTCTTGGCCTTTTTCAATTATAGAATATAAATTACCTCTCGTATAATCATAATCTTTTTTAACATCATCAATATCTGATCTCATTTTTTCAATTTTTTGTTCTGAGGTTTCTATTTCAGGATTAATAATTTCTCCAGAAGTATTAAAGGTGTCATTGAGACTGTCAAAATTTTTTTTCATATTAATATTTATTAGAAAGTATCTCCACTAAATCCAAAATCATCACCTTCGGGAATAATGGCACTGTCTTCACCGATTGTTCCTATGCTAGTTGTAACATCAGTGTAATCGATTCCTTTAATTTCTGTTCCTTTTGGATGTGCAATAGCAGTTGTATTATCTTGAGCACGTTTAACAGAAATTCTATTGCCAGAAATTGATTTTACATACATCTCTTCACCATTAACATCAATATATTTTTTGGATATAATTTTAGTTCCATCTCCAACATTAAATGTAGTTGTAGTAGAATCTAATTCTTGATCTATTAAAGTTACTATATCTCCTGTGTAGTCTTTAATTGCTCTTGGAGTCGCTGAATATGATACTCCTCTTGATCTGATAGAAGTATCTGTACCAGCAAGATAGTTGACTGTGGATTTTTTGATAATATCTTTGCTTGCAGAAGAAACTGGTCCAAACAGATATGTTTTGGCAGTAAACCTCAAGGTGTAAAGAAGAACTCTTCTTGTACTAAAATCTCCTTCATAATCGTCTTGCATAGTAATATTTTCAAGTATTACTGGTACATCACGTTTTTCTCTAATTTCATCAACTAATTGTACCGATAAACTAAAAGCAGGTTGAAAATATGGTAAAATTTGTTCCACAATTTGTAAAGCATCATCATTCAATTTTGACATAATGCTCAGTTCAAACTGCATGTTATATGGAACTGGCATATATGTTTTTTTGAATTCTGACCCATCATTTGGATCCTTTGCGACAATTTGCTGAGTTGTAGAAACTTTTCTCGATGGATCGTATGTTAGACCTGTAAATTCAAATGACATCCTAGGTAAGGTCATTGCAGTTGACTTATTCAAATCTGGAGATTGCTCCAATCTGGCCAAAAACTTTTGGGTAGGACCATATGCAAGAGGAACTTTCATTATATTTGTAACAGTGCCAGCAGAATCTGTATGCTTAATACTAATTCCATTAAACAAAGTTCCAAACGAAATAACAGTTCTTCTCAGAATCTCGTTATAAAAATATTCAAACATGTTATTACTTACCTTATGTTATTATTTAAATATAATAATTTCTATTTATGGAATTCCAAAAGGATTCTGTTCTGAAAAATCTAAGATTGAATCTGCCTCAGTTTCTATATCAGTATTGTCTGCAAATCCATCATCATTAATATTTTCGTTAATAGATCTTAATTGAAAACTTGCACTTGACGCTGTACCGACAAGAACTTCTCCATTAGAAAAATAACCAGATATATTTGATACTTCAAGTTGATTTGTTGTAATATCCCATTTTATTACTCTTGCAGTTGTTCCAGTAATACTTCCAGTAACAATTTCGTTAAATTCAAAAGATCCTGATCCAGAATTTGATGCTGCATCAGAAATTGTTACTTCTGGCAAAATTACATAATTTGAACCAGTATCTGTAATTTGAATTCCAGTTATTGTACCTGCTGCACTCACTAAAGCAACACCAGTAGCAGTATTGATACCAGCAATCAATTCAACATAGTTCTTCTCAGAAGGATTATTAGATATCGTGACTGTAGGTACTGACAAATAACCACCTCCACCAAATGTTACTGCAATACCTGTCACAATTCCACATTTATCAATACCAAATTCAAATGAAGTTGTTGCTATTGAAACATTTGTGGAAACTTCTGACATATAAACTGTTCCATATCCAACAGATGTAACATACGTACTTGTTGATATAAAATTGGATGCTGGAAATAATGTATGACTCGTTTCATGATGATATTGAAGTCTAACTCTATCACCAACTATAATGCCAGTAGTAGTTATACCAGAAATGTGATCTGATCCAATTCCAATAGTTCCTGTGGTTTTTACTGAGTCAAATCTCACTGTAGCTATGCCGAGAGCTCTAAATTGTTCATTTGTTCCTGTAGGGGCAGCAATTGTAACGCTAGGAGCAGTTTGATATCCAAATCCACTAGTTGCTACAGAAACTGATGTAACTGTACCTGCAATAGAAATAGTTGCCGTTCCTGTTGCTCTATATTGTGCAGTAGCACCAGAGAATGAAATTAAAGGCGCGGCAGTATATCCAAGGCCTATAGTTGCACCTGTTCCAACACACCAAGGATCTGTTGTTGAATTAAATCCAACTGCAGTAACAATTCCAGTTATAGGATGAATGGTGGCAATACCAATAGCAATCTCTAAAGGAGCATCTTGTCCACTAGTAGTAGATATCGCAACTGTTGGTGCTGTCGTATATGCCCTACCAGTAGTTGTAAATGCAACAGAAGAAGGATCAATAGAAGTACCAGCAATTCCTATTGTTGCAGAAGCACCAAATGATCCAGTAGGAGCAGAGAAGGTAACTGTAGGAACACTTGTATAGAACTTACTGCCAGAAGTAATGCCAACACTTGATACTGTTCCTCCAGTTTGAGATATATCTGATAGAGTTGCAGTTGCTTCTGCAGCGTTTCCAGTACCCTCTGGTAAACTAAATGTTACTGAAGGTACTGACTTATAGAATACCCCTCCTGTAGTCCCTCCTGGGAAGAATAGAGAGGATGAACCAATACTAATAGTCGCAGCAGTAACACTAACCCCACCACCGACAATTGGAAGATCTAAAGTTGCAGTTGCAGCAGCACCAACATGTTTTGGTGACGAGAAAGTTACAGTTGGATTTGATGTAGAATATCCAGATCCACCAAAAGTGATTGTTACAATTCCAACTTGACCACTACTAATAACTGAAGTTGCAGCTGCACCACTTCCGCTATTTGAACTAAAACTTATAGATGGTGCTTGAGTATATCCAGAACCAGCATTAGTCATTTGTACCGTTTGTACTGACTTTAATGAAGGATTTACATTTTTATTGCATGCTTGAATACCCCCAATCATAATAGCACTTGCTATTCCAGTAACTCCACCTGCAGGTGCTGATGAAATTGCTACTCTTGGAGGTGTATTATATCCACCACCTCTATTAGTAACAGCTATTAATCTTATGGAACCATTTGTTATACCTCCGACAACAGCGGTTGCTGTAGAAGCGATTCCTACCATAGTGAGAGTTTGAGTTCTTCCTAAAAACAAATCTCCATCAACTCCGTCAATTGCTTGCAGTTCATCATCAATTTCAGAAACTCCAGTATCTATAATTTCATTTTCATATCTGAAGAGTTCACATCTCAACTCATAGGTATAATTTTCTTGCAATTGATAGAAAGGCTTGTCATGTATTACTTGTTTAATTTCAAACAATCTATCGCCAAGAGGAAAATATAATATGTCTCCCTCTTTTGGTCTAGATGAAAGTTTTACATTATCCTCTTCTACTAATAATGGTGCAATATATTCATTATACCTTTCTTTTGATATTACTAGGGTAATCTCATTTGTATTTTGAATGCCAAACTTTGATAGCAATACTGAATTGTCATCATACCCTTCATAGTTTTGAACATATGCTTCAATTGGATATGAAGAATCAAATTTAGATTCAATAACTTCCTTTATGACTGTTTTTTCAGTCACATACTTTCTTGGAAGATAGTAGATCTCAATACCATATATTTTTAACTGCTCGTTAATTAAGTCTTGAACTAAACTTTGTTCTGACTTAGATCCTTGTTGGAAAAATGGATTTAACATATCAACCTATCATGTCTAATGGTGGAAGTTCATAAGTATTTGACATTTTTTCCATTATAGCATCTATCTCCTTTTGAGCATCATCGTATATTTGTCTACCATTCAGTTCAATTCCCCCTGGAAGTTTAACTCCTTGAAACTTAATTAAATTTTGTCCCCATTGACGTTTAATTAAAGAAGTCAAATATAGTTTTAGGAAAGAATCATTCCAAACTCTCTCGTAATCATTTGGATTTAAAGATCTAAAACAATCGATAACAATATGGTTTCCTGCAGATACACTTCCCCAATCAATGTCTAGGTATAGTCTATCCATCCTCTGATTGAATCTAATAGCCTTATCAGTTGTTAATAGAAAATTAATATCTTCGAGGTATGTTTTTGTCATTGCATATGTCAACATTTCTGTTGAACCCCACGAATAAATATCATTTAAAAACATTTGATATTTTACACTGAACATATTGTTTGTTGCAGTGTTACTTCCATCAAAATTATATATTTTTGTTATTCCTATAATGTCAGGTGGAATTTGTAAAAAATTACTACTTTCACTAAAATTAAAAGTAGTAGAAACTCCAGCAATTGATGTGGTAGCAGTAGTAATTGCTATTCCTGCAGCTGGTGATTCTCCACCAGGTGCTCTTCCTCTTTCAATATCCTGTTCAGTAATTTCATATTTTAAATATACTTGAGATACTCCATCAAAGTGTCTCTCTTGAAAGTACTGTATAGCATCATCAACCAAATCATCAATCTGTTCATCAGCAACATTAATTTCTAAAACTGGCGCCCCCAGTTTTCTTTTGCAATAATCAATCAATTCCGGTCTATTAGTTGGTTGCGCCATTTTTTATCGCTTTTTGAAATATTTAGGGTATTATTCGTTCGGTAATCCAATTATCTTCATCGTCTCTTGTTGCTTATAATATAGTTTGCAAAAAGATTTTGCTATATTTTTTAGAGACTCATTATCATTACATCCATCTATTTCAGATGCGACTTGCATATATGCAAAACTTTTAGAGAGATTTGTTAATTTTATTTCATCAGGATTCATTTGTTAAACTCCTTAGTAAATGTTTAATTTCATCAATATCATTTTTAATATTGGAGAGATCAGTCTCTAATGTATCAATCCTTTCATTCTCTTTTGATTTGAGAGATTTCCTTTTAATGTATTCATCATACTCAGAATTATTTACATTTATTATAGAATTTGTATGAGGATCTCTTGCGAGACCCCCATGACCTTTCACTTTAATATAATTTTCTTTCATATTATGCTAAAGCAATTACGCGAAGATCTTTTGCTCTTGGAACAAATGCTTGACTAGTAGAAGTCATTACCAATTTAATTCTATAGGATCTAAAAGCAGGAAGCTCGTCAGCAGTGAATGAATATTCCTTAAAGTTTATTTCTTGAGATTCAAATCCCAATTCATTAGAAGGAACTATAAACCTATCAGGTTTTCCATCACTATCTTCAAGTTTGATAATCTGATTTTTATAATCAAGATTATCATATCCTGGGAATGGGAAGAATAATGGGTCAAAGTTTGGATTATCTCCAATTGAATAGAATGCACGTATATCTGAGTAATTATTCACATGTGCATTTAAAAGAATCTTAATGGAAGTTGCTGGAGATTCTAAACCTATTTCTTTAGAAATATATTGGAATGCTGAAGGATCATCTGTAGAACTAGATACTCTAGGATCTGTAGAATAATCTGTTATAACTTTATTGACTCTATTTGAAGTCAAAATAACAGCTACTCTTTGAGAGTCAATTACTGGAGATAAAAGTGGATTTGATGTTGCCAACGTCAATCTCATATTCATGGATTTGTTGCCAGTAAGCAATCCAAGTTTTTCATCTTCATTAACCTTTGAACATACAATTCTAGGTTCATCAAGATAATTTGCAGAATTCACTGTTATTGGATCAAATCCAGCGTCAATGAATGGAATTTCTTTTCCATCAATACTCTTACCAGTCACACTTCTAATACTTGCACCAACAGTTGTTCCAGGAACAGTCAAGTTTTGAACAATAGGAGTTATAATTTCAAAAGGAATGTTTTGTGTTGCTTTTGCATTATATCCACCAGAAGTTTTGGTCAAACTTTGATATAATTTTGGATAACCTGCAACAGTTCTATCGGTTCCATCTAGAGACATGTCCAATTTAATATTGTACGAATCAAAAGTAATTGGATTACTTACAGATACATTAGAAAGATTGTGTACTTTATTAATTCTCTTAAGAGAAATGCCATTTAGTTCATACTTATAAACTGGAGTTCCAACTGAATATGTAAGTGGATTGGATCCTCTTACAATATTACCCTGAAGATCATTACCATTCACTGAAGTATATTCAATGATTTCATTTCCAATTTTTATGTAACCTGGATTTGTTGTCCCAACTCCAACTCCTTCAAATGTTGAGAATTGACTTGCATCGCTAATTTGAATTGATCCTGTAGAATCAGAACTATAGTTTATGCTTAGTTTTGATGGTCTTATGTCAGATGCTACGTCAGAGATCTTTACATAATCTTCTCCAGAATACATTCCATGATTCTTATGGTTTACTTTAATATGCAAACCATCAGAAACTGTAGTTATAGAATCTACAGAAACGTTTCCACCAAGTTCCCAGTTTAAGTTTGTAGTAATACCTGCACTAGAAACATATCTCATAGTATTTGCAACACCTGTTAAGAAATCACCTTGAACGTTATCTACAATCAATTGATTAGTATTGGCAATACTGACAATTGAAAATCTTGCATTTCTTCCAACTTCAAGAGAACCAATATTTGGAATCGATAAGACATCACCTGCAACATATCCATTACCTGTAGCAGAAATAGTTGCCGCAATAGCAACACCATCTTTAATTGTAACGTCTGCAGTTGCTCCTGAACCTTTTCCACTAACAGTGCTTAAAACAACACCTCCAAAGATAAATTGACCAGATCCTGGAGTATATCCAATACCTGCATTTATAATATTAAGATTGCCAGTGGCTATTCCTGCATTTCCAACATAATTACCTGTTGCATCAGAACCCCATTGCATTATAGTATTTCCAAATTCTAATGTAGTATCTCCAATAGTAGAAGCAAGACTGATTCTTACTTTTTTTGAATTCATTTCAATAGTATTTGGAAGAAGATTTGCAATCTGATTATTGCCGGAAGTCAATTCCGGATTATAGAAGTCAACAGTTCCAGTATCTAAGAAATCTGCTCTGTAAAGATCAAATTTCAAATCTTCCCATTGACTTGGTTCCCAAGTAGAAGCATTTTGAGACTTGAATAGTGATCCAAGAGTAGGTTGATTGGAAACAAATGATTGTGTAAGAATGTCATTTTCACCAACTCTTGAAATGAATACGCTATAATCTGCAGACTGAGATAACATAACAATAGCATACTCTGTTTCTCCTTTCAGATAAACCGGAGCATCAAATTCAAAGAAAGTTATAGCAGATCCATCATCGGATGTTGTAATTTGATTTGGAAACAAGAATACTTCAGAAAGTGGTAAAACTTTTTCAGAAGGAGTTCCTAATTCCATAGTTCTTAACTGAAGAACTACTGGAGTACTTCCAGCATCGGTAGTATTAAAATATACACCACATTTGGTAACAAAGATTCCTTCCAATTCTTCAACAAAGAATGATTGAGCTAAAGGATCCCATCTTCTTGGTGGTGCTGGTGGTGGTCTCCTCGGTGGTGGTGGCGGTGGTGGCGGTGGGAATGCCCATATTCTAGTGTTAACAATCGTAGAAGAGACTACTTGAGTATCTGCAACTCTTCTAATATCTCTAGATTGATTTTGTTGGGTCTGAGTGATTCTAGCATTTCTAACAGAAACAATGTTTTCTTGAACTGTTTCTAATGTTCCAGATGCTTCAAATGATTCACTTGCTAAGGTAGTTGCATCATCAACGTCACCATCTTCATCGTTAATTAGTGTAAATGATTTTGATCCTGTCTCAAATCTTGGATTTACTGTAATATTCGGATTTGGTACAAAGAAACTTCCAGCAACAGTAGCAGTTATATCAGATACAAATCTGACTGCAGAAACTGTTGCCTGAGCACCACTAGTTCCTCCAACAAGTACCATTCCTTGTTGAATAAATCCACTAAATGTTCCTTCAGCAATATTTGAAAGAGAATTTGTATCAACGTTTAAAATTGTTGAAGTTGAAGAATATGTTGAAGTGAGAGGTGCAGTAGTATATGGATTCTCGGGATATGTTAAGACCGGAACATCATAAGATCCTGTTCTATGATTCTTTTGTGCAACTCTAAATTCAATTCTTGGAGAAATATCTAGAGTATCTGGCCCAAGACCAGTATTAATAACGCTTCCAGTTACTGTCTCTCCTACTTGGAAGACACCAGAAGTCATTGAAATTTCAATGAGTTTGGGTACACAGTAATTTGTTACATCAACACCATCAAAGAATACATAAACTCTAGTGTTTGGTTTCAATCCATTGCCAATGAAAGCAATGTTTCTAGACCTCATAAAGGGAATCAAATCTCTACTAACAACTCTATCTCCTACAGAAGTATTATCAATCTGTTCAGAGAAAGTTGCTCTTGTTCCACTTCTATTACTTACACCAGTATCAACAACATCAAGAAGTTGATCTTGAACAGTATCCCAGCGAATTCCCCATCCAAGCCAGTTAGTAGTTGTTCTAGTCTGAGTTCTTGTAACTCTTTCTTGACCAGTCCAATTATCTATCCAAGAATTCCAAACGGTTGGAGCAAACCCAGTTTGTGGATCAATGTTTAGATTTTCTACTGCATCTCTCAGAACTCTTGCATAATTACCTTCAACATTAATAAACTTAGCTTCAAGTCTTACAGTATCAACCCAAACATCAGATGCTGGAGTAAGTGAAACTGATCCTCTCCAGAAATTTAAAATAAAAGGAGTTACACTTTCAACTCTTGTTCCAAAGTTCTGTGTTAAATATTCGACTTCAGAATAATCTAGAGTGATAATATCACTAGATTTTTTAATATTAATACCTTCAGGTTGACTTGTTGATCTGTCTGTATTTGGATCGAACCCTACAACAGGTCCAGGAATAAGGTCAATTGCATTTGTATAATGAGAAGGTCTTAACTCTTTATTTTTTACATCAATACTATTCTTAAATAAAATAGTAGGTTCTTGTGCTAATAGTGAAGTGAAATTGTCTACAAAGAATCCGGATTTAAATCTTACTAGTCCTTCACTATCTGGAACAAATAAATTTGCAGTATTTGTTTCAAGTAAAGAAAGAGAAGTATAATACTCCAAACTCTTAATTCGTCTCTCAAGATTTTGGATGTCAGACATCTTATATCTCTTATGATCTAAAAACTCAATTTCAGCATCTGAAGTTTTATAGAGATATGGTGGTAAATTGATTGTTGCAATTTCTAGAGAATCGTCAACAACTACAGGTTTTTCTGGTCTTTCTGAAGGAGTTCCATATTTAACTTGAAAAACACCATCTTTTGTTAAGAATATTCTATCAATTCTTCCCAAGAAGAACGAGAATGTTGTTTGAATACTCTCGTCAGATGCTAATATATTTGCAGCAGAATTTCCAGAAGAGTTAAATGATCTTCCATGGAATTCTAGAGGAGACCTTAATAGAGATTGTTCTGTTGCAAAATCAGAAACTCTTGGTCTTATATCAATAATATCTGAATTTCTTGTGAAATTAACTGTTCTAATTTCATTTGTATAATCAAATCCATTTGCATATGAATTTACAGTCGTGATATCTCCATCATCTGCAGAATCATAATATCCTCCAGAATAATAAATGATAAGTTTTTTAGTTGGTTCTTGAACGCCAGGATTTCTTACAATTGTTCCATAATCATAGAAAGTTCCTTTTTGTCCTGTTTTATATGAGAAATTTGATGAAACATCAAAACTGTCTGCTGATAATGTTTGTACAATTGAAGTTGAATCAGACTCATAAGAAATAATTGTTTCTCCTTCAGTAAAAGTATTTTTATTTCTATAGATAAATGATATTTGAGTAGAAGATATCTTACCTGCAATTATTGCAATTGCGCCACTAGATTGTCCATGAATTTCTTCTCCTATGATAAATTCTGAAGTTGTTGCGGATGGAGTTGTTATTGAAGAAAGGATTGCTTTTGGTGGGGTCGGATCACTTGTATTTGCAGACTCATAAATTGCATGAATATCTACAATGTCAGGAACATTTAAACAAATAATGTTATCTTGGACTCTAGTTCCAAAGGGAAATGTTCCATAAACTAATCCATCGTTAAGAGTAGTTGCACCAATTCCAGATCCGGCAAGTTTAGATGCACTTATAACAATAGAAGAAACTCTATTCTTTTTCTTGTCTTTTGCTTTTGGATTTGACTTTCTTAGAGTTGCAATAAGTGTTGCGCCAATGTTATCTGTACCTAGATTGTTAATTTGCAGTTGTGATCCACCAGATATCAAAGCAAACATATCTGATGTCAATGCTTCATAAGATCCGTCACTTCTAACAAGGGAATATCTTTCCTCATCAAAAGGTAAAAATGTTTCATTGGTTCCTGCACTTAATGCAACTGATAATTGATTATTTGCAATATTTACTGTAAACTCTTTTCTAATTGTTAGTGTTGATGTAGTTAAATCAACATCCGAAATATTTTCCTTTGGTAATTTAGTAAAAAGAGTATTGTCTGTGGATATATCTAAATTGGAAGTCATTACTGTTAAATCAGTAATATCTAATTGCGTAGAGGGAAGAGATGAAGAAGTAACTCCAACGACTGTTTCTACTTGAGCAACCTTTACAGAATTTGTTCCAACTTCAGTAACTCTTGCAAATACTGGGTTACCTAAAGAATTGTCAGTATACTTGATAATATCATTATATCTTACTAATGTTCCTGGAAAAACATCATTGAGGCTCGTAATCGTACTTATTCCTGCATTAACTGCACTAACTGTAGCAATTCCTATTATGTACCTATCAGATTGAATTACGTCTGCAGAGAAAGTTATTCCTGCTCCAACGACTCCATGAACAGATTTGACATTTGAAGAATTGTTTGCAGTTAATGCTGCGCCAACGTATCCAACAGATTCTCCGTTAAAAGAAAATGACTCATTTGGAATAAATGATCCTTCCGTATTGTAAACTTGAATACTTCTTGAATCTATTACACTATTTAAAAGGTAACCTGTAGCTCCACTATTTTCTCCTTTAATATGAGTAGGAGTGCTCAATGTTACTGGATAGTTTAAAGTTATATCAGTTGTATATTGAACATCATATAGTCCAATTTCCCAATCGTTTAAATTTTGATTGGATAAACTATAAGATCCAGACTCTAATCTAAAATCATAAACTCTTGCCACACCAATTTCGCTTCCAGAAGCAATAGTTGCAGCAGAACCCACTCGTTGGTCTCTCAAACTTAAAACAAAAGTATTTCCTATACCAATTTTTGGAGAACCGTAGATATTGTTCAAACCAAAAGTTGGTCCAGTATTATAAATTATTGATTGGTCTTTTAAAGTTTTTGTTGTTCTTGGTTTTTCAGAATCTAAATATATTGCTCCATTTGTTTCAACTCTATATCCTCTTACAAAAGCTTTACCAGAAGAAATTTTATATAATGCCAATTCTTCATCAGGAGTTGAACCTGAATATGTAAATTGACCTTCTCTATAAATTCCCCTATTTCCTTTTCTATCGTTTAAAGAATCTTTTACAGATATTTCAAATGGACTGACTGTATAATCTCCAGACTCTTCATAAGTTCTTTTTGCTAATTCCTCTGAAAGAACACTTTTATCAGTTGTTTGTGGTTTTACTTTTAAATTTCCATCAACAATTCTGGCAAGTTCGACAAAATTAGTATCATCAAAATCTGTTAAATCTTTTTTAAATAGACTTACAGTAATTTTCATTCTATCTGCTCCTGGAGCAGCATAATTACTATATCCTTGAGAATTATCGTTTAAATCTTCATCCAAGTCCGAATTGATAATTTCTTCATTAATAAAAAATCCAACTCTTGCATTTGTATTCGTAGTATACTGACTTAATATTAATTTCTCTTCCTTTACATTGACAAACTGTCCTCTAAAGAAATATACTCCTTCTAAAATAAGAAAGACTGTCCCCAAAGAAGTAGCATTATTGGAAATCGTAGATGCAAAAGGAGATCCAGCAGATATTGAAGTATTTCCTAATAATCCAGTTTCAATGGTAGTATTTGATACTAAGTTTTCTCCATCAGAAAAAGTTTCTGTTACATTATCTTGAGTATTTGATCTAACATATCGGACGTATAAAGTTAAATTTCCTCTTTCAGAATCTGAAGGAAGCAGAACATTATCAACTAATGCAGTAACGCCGGACGTTTGCCCAGTAATAGTCATTCCTATTAAAGTTTCTGCATATGCAGAAACAGGAATTCCTAGAAAATTATTCGATAATTCTACTGCATTATAAAATTGATTGTAGCTAGTATTTCCAGGAATTACTTTAGCACCTTCTTTAAAGAAGTGCTGTCCAAATTTTTTAATTTGGTTTTGAAGTATTGACTGTAATCCAGTTAATTCTCTAGCCTGAATTGGATATCCAGGTTTAAATAAAATTTTATAGTAATCGTCATTTGCATCAAAATCGTCAAAATATGGAGCTACGTTTAAATTTGTTTGCTGAGACATAATTCTTTAGAACTGCAAAATGACTTTAATATCTTCTTTTTGATTTGATGACCTAGTAATAGAAGGTCTATTATCAATATAAATTAGGTTTCCAGAATGTTTTTTGACTTCTGGATCAGATAGTCCATTACTAAAAGACTGACCTAGGTAATATGTTCTATTATTTATTACTGTTGATACACCTGTAAATGATGTACTAATTGATAAATTTATAGATCCTCCTGAGATAGTAATACTACCACCTGTAGTTGGATTTCCAGTAAATGAGAGAAGTTCAAATCCGTATGTTGGATCTGTCTGTGCGGTTCCTACTGTATTAAAACCTGCTAGACTTCTATCTTGCCAATATTTTAGGACACCAGTTGTTTGATCATAGTTAACTACTCTAGCAACAGCAGTATTGCCAGTAGAGATTGTTTGTCTTACATAAGAATCTGCTGTAAAGGTTGCTGAACTATATCCAACTCCAGTAAGTCGTATTGCTCCTAAAGAACTTGCTTTGTCTAAAGTTAGTATTGAATTTGTTCCAAAAGATTTTGGGTTCTCAAAAATTCCTACTCTTGAAACTTGATTTCCGGTTATAAAGTCTGGATTTTCATTATCATTTTCAATTCTGGAATACAACAATACGTTAGTTGCACCAAGTTCTCTGTAAATATCTGAACCATGTCCACCTTTAGGAGAAATAATCGTATCAAAAGTGGGCCTTGTTGTACCAGTTGGAACACCTCCTCCAACTAAATCTACATTTCCATAAGTATAATTAGATCCTTGATTGGATACTGTTATAGAACTAACTTGTTGATCATTATCGACTACAATCGTACATTCTGCTCCATCTCCATCACCTTTGATTGGAACTCTAGTATAAGTTCTATTAGCAGTTCCTACGCCAACTCCCCTATTAGTAATGGTTACAATTTTTATAGATCCATCTACTGCATTGTCTCTAACAGATTGATTGTCAGTATTAGTTTCCCAATTACTTGGAACTGGCATAAAATCTGTAGAATCAAATTTTACAATATCTCCAGATTTTATAGTATATAAGTACTTCCAAATATATCCATCTCCACTAGTACCAGCTGATTTTGGTTCTAAATCAGTAAATAGAGGTTCGTCTAAAGAAGGTTTTCCGTTTGGATTTTCGGGATCTGTTCCATTTTGAAGGCATACATAAACTTTAAATTCACTATTCATTACAAAGAAATTTGATGAATATAAATTAGTAGATCCAGATACTGCCGCTGGGTTTGATCTACTATAATCATGACGATACATGTCATAAGATGTTCCAGAAGTCCAAACCTTCTTTCTAACAACTTGTCTAGCATCGCTTGCATTAATTTTCTTTAATGCAATTACAGTATCCCAAACATCGTTTTCTTCATTAAAACTATCTCTAGGTGCTGGTGGATTTGTATTCCAGTCAGATTGGATGTCAGTTGGATTTGGCAATCCAATAAACGAGTAATAAGAATTAGCAGAGGTAGTAACACCTGAAATAAAGTTTTTCGCGTTTAATATTCTAATCTGATCAGTTATTATTGCAGCCATTTTAGGTGGTTTTTTATTTATTTATTAGATATAATTTAAATACTTGAGGGGACTGGTTCTTTGAACTATTGTTCCTGTTGTTATTCCAGCAGATCCTGAAGAAGTATATGCGTTATATTCTTTAGATTTTGATCTAGACTCTAATGTAATTCTTCCCCAACTATAATTTCCATAATAATTACTATTACCAATACCAGTTAGTCCATTATAATCAGTCACACTAACAACTACTTTTGAAACATATGTCAATCCAATTCCTGGAGAAGAAGTTTGTCCAGTAGAAACTGAAATTACTTCATATATATTATCTAAACATGTTGTTCCAATTCCAACTTCAGAATTAGTGCTGTCAAGTGATGTAACTCCATTTCCAACATTGGAATTATATACTGAGATATAATATCCAGTTTGAATACCACTGATTGTAGTAAAACCAGTAATAGTGGAATCTCTGAAGAAAGAATTTTCTGGTATATAAAGATCTAGGATCAATCCAGTTGAAACACCAACATTTGTAGTAGTTATACCAACAATAATTCCAGAATCTCCTTCATATATATCAACCGAATTACTTTCTTTTTCAAATGATGGTGGACTAATAAGAACTAAAGGAACACTTGTTGAAGTATATCCAGTTCCAGGACCTGTGATTGTTATTGAAGTAACGACTCCTGCAGTAATAGATGCATTTGCATCTGCTCTTGCTGTTGTTCCCATTCCGACTGGATTTTGAATAGAAACCGTTGGTATTGTGCCATATCCAGTGCCTCCATCTGAGATTACAATAGAAGATATAGTTCCTCCAAGAGAAACCACAGCAGTTGCAGCTGCTCCAGATATAATATCTTGAGAGATAAAAGTGATATTATTTTGGAAACTTAAACTTACATTATTCTCATTTATTTGGTTGAAGAATGGTCTAATGTTATCAACAGAAATAATAGTGCTACCAATTCCCACAGATTGAATTGCATATGCAAAAGGATATATCTGAGGTTCGTATAAATTTCTATCTTTAGAAACTTCTTTACCGTTGATGATTTTATCTTCAGTTTGTCTGCACCATGTAACTGGTCTAATCAAATTTTCGTCGTTTGTATTTCCTGGACCATAATATGGATTTGTAGTGACAAAATCAGTCGAATTTATATCGAAAACTGTTCTCGGATTTTCTTGAAGAGATGCTTGTTGACCAATATAAGAATCATATCCAATAGTCAAATTGTCTCCAATCTTTACAGTTTCTAGAATATCTGTTTCTTTAACATCAACAGATCCACTACCTCGATAGAAAATTAATTTGCAAGTATCTCCTATTTTTGGGGGTTCTGTGAATGTAATTAAACTACCGCCGTTAAAGATATATCCTTCATTTGGAATTTGTAAAATATCATTTACAAATATCAGTAAAGTATCCTCAATATTAATGTTTGATCCTCTTTCTGCATTAATTGCAATAAATTCCTGTGCAATTTTTAGTGGAAAAACAAGGGTTTCATTATCAAATAGGTCTTCAATGTTGTCCAATATTTGAAGTTCTCCAACAGACCATCCATTGAATTTGTCATTAAATACTTCTTGTATTGTTAATTTAAATTCATTAAATCCTGAAGATGTTGGAATACCAACACTTCCACCAATTGGAATTGTTAGGACATTTCCTTCACCATAACCATATCCAGTATTTCTAATACTAAAATCAATAATACTAGATCCTTGACCAACAACAATATCAATCTTTGCCTCAGTACCAATACCTGTAGAGGAAGAAGTATAGTATAGGGGAATGTCAGAGTAAGAAAGTGGATCATCAATTATTACATAAGGTGGATTTGATGTTGTGTAACCAGTTCCTGGATTTGTAATAGCAATACTGACGACATGACCATCAGTAACAGATGCTGTTCCAATAATTTCAACATCCAGTAAGTCTGTTGCAGAAGTTGCTACAGATACATTAACTGTTGTTTGAATACCTGATCTGTATCCAGAACCACTATTGCCAATACTAATTGCAGAGATAGTTCCTGCAGAAGAAACAGTTGCTGTTCCACCAGCAGCAACAAGTGGTTGATATCCAAATCCTTCAAATGAACCAACAGAAATGATTACACCACCTAATGGAAGATTTGTACTATTTGCATCATAAGGTGAAGATGTTGCAGTTCCAGTGAAAGAAACTGTAGTGATTCCTGTACTCTCTTCCAAAGTATAATCATTTGTTATTCCAGGACCTTGGAAAATATCATTGATCAGAATAATTGCGTTTTCTGTTTTAATACCAGTTACATCTAATCCTGAATCCTTAAGAGTAAAGTCACTTTTCGTTCCATTAAACTGCTCAGAAACATCATCAAAGATGTAATTCTTATAATATGTCTCTTCAGTGGTGTTTGGAATTCCAGATCTCATGAAAGATCTTCCATGGAAACTTGAACTGGTTGAAATCCCAGTCCAATCTCGTTCGTCTGGTGGATTGGTAGTAGATCCTATTGGAATATTTCCAAAAGGTGCTGCAGCAAAATTAATTTCATTGTCTACAATATTATAATTACCTTGAATTTTAGTTATAGTTGATCCAATTGAATAATTTCCAAGGTTAGTTCCCAACCAAGGTCTTCTTACCCTAATAGCATTGGTAGTTCCAATACCAACACCTTCAATCTTCATTATCTCATTATCAATTTTTATTAAATCTCCACCAAAGAATGATGTTATACCAGAGAAAACTATCAAATTATCTAAGGCATTTACATTTGAAGCTAAAGTAGTGGTCAATGATGTAGGTACAATTGGTGATTGAATAATATTATCGATTGTTATAATAACTTTTGCATTTTGATTATTGGCAACAAACCTATGAGAAGTTCCAATACCAACACTTGATATAGAAAGAGTTTGTGGAGTTGCTTTTAAAGCATTCTCCGCTGTTGATGCAAGTTTTAAAGTGTTTTCATTAACTTTAACTGCATACAATTCATTGGGAAGCTTATCAGTAATACCAATTCCAGGAATAGAAGTTGATGCTATTGAAATTGCTTGAGTCGATCCTGCCCCTGCATGGTGATAATTTAATTTTTCTCCTGTAACAAAGAAGTGATTTGGCAATTTAATCGAATTTGTATCTGTACTAACAAGAGTAGAACTACCATCAAAATATCTTTCAAAAATGGGGTATGTTTCATGAGTTAAATTAAATTTTCTCTTAATATCACTTTCTGTGCCAGTGTAGATACCCTCTCCAGTTTCAATAGTTCCATTATTAAATGGTATAACTGCAATATCACTATCAACATGATATTGGGCATTCATGTAAACTTTAACCTGAACATTAATGCTTGGATTTGGAGTAAAAGTCAGTTCAACATTAGATCCATTTCTATTGGCATCAATCGTTCCTATATTTGATAAAGTTTCTACATTAGCAAATTCTGTCAAATACGCATCAGTTCCATCATCAACAACAAGAACTTCAGACATCTGATATTCATTATTTGTTGTATCTGCAACTTGAACAATAAAATATCCAGTGTCATAAGTATCTGAATAAGAACCAACAACTTGTGGAGTTGGGGATCCTGATGCGGAGATAGAAGTTGTTCTTGTTTCTAAGATTGCTCTATCCATTGTAACAGTTCCTATTCCACTTGTAAGTGTGTTTGCAATAGAAACTTGTATTGAATTGATTGTAGCCGCAACTCCCACATTTGGAATAAAGTCCAGTTTAAAATTGGATCCATCAATATAAGCATAATATGTTCCAAAACCAGTTACAGTATATGGTGAAATATTTGTTGCGAGTTGTCCAAAATCCATATACTCAACTGTTGTTCCATTTGAAACAATATTGATTTCGTCAAATTGATACTCAGAATCATCTTTGGTTATCTCGACCAAAACTTTATGTGTAGAATATGTGGATCCGAGAGAAACTATATTTGTAGTACTTCCAGTAGAAACAACAGTACTTGATGTACTTACTAAAGATTCTCCAATCACAGTACTTCCAACAGAAAGGATTGAATCATATAAATTGTATGCTAATACAGAAATATTAAAATCATTGATAGAATATTTTGTTGGATAGAAATTTAAAATTCCATCAGTTCCACTCATAGTATAATCGAAACTTCCAATATCATACGTAGTACTAACCTTTCCATATTGGTTTAGATATGTCTGAGACTTGTCGTTAACCGCAGTTACAATCATTAATTGACGTTCGTCAAAATATCTCTTATCACTTACATAAGTAAACAGTTTCTGAGCCCTGATAAGAGTTTTATCAAAACGATATACTTCAACATAACGTGTTGGTCTTGGATTACTATTGAATGTTCCACTAAAATCATCAATATCTAATACTCTATTTCCAACAGATTGTGCATAGTCAATTAGAATTTTATTTTGGAAGATTATCTCATTAGAAACAGTTCTTGAAGAAACTATTAAAGAATTTTCTTTGACCAAATCAAAATCATAAACACAATTTAAATCAACAACACCAATAATATCAGTAAGAACTTCAACATTTGTGGATGTCAATATACCAACACCCATTGATTGTGATGAATTTGATTCAATCTGCAAATCTGAGAATTTCTTAAATCCAGCAGTATGATTCATTGTACTTACAACATCGTCCCAAGAATCATAATCAATTTTTGATTTTAAACTATATGAAAAATTCTGATAATAAAATCCATCTTGCAATCTTTCAAGATTTGAATTTAAGAATCCAATATTTTCCTCCCATCCATTTTTAACTATGGACGAAGGTGCCAAAATAGAAGAACTGGAAAATTCGGTTACTTTATTTGCAATAGCTTGAGTTTTAGATGATTTTCCAAAAATAACTTCATTCTCAATAAATGTATCTTTTGATATTACTTTAAGATATTTGTTTTTAGAATCCCAATCATCAATATAACCATTTTCAACAGAATTTGAATATACTTGTTCACCCTGTATAAAGTTATTTGCTTTTAGTTTGATGTCAAAAATAGGAAAATCTTTTTCTGGAATTATTCTTCCTGTAGAATTTCTAGAATCAAATGTTCCTGGAAAATCAGAACCAGATAACAAATCTCCCATGTTATAAGCAACAGTAGCACCAAGTCCACCAAGATTTTGATCAACAGCGACAATGGTGAATAATGAATAGTTGTAATTGGATGAATTATATCCTTTAGAAGTTGATCCTGTCCCAGTGCTGATATTTTCAATCATCACTTTGTCATTAACTTTAATTGGGAAGGAATCTGCTGTACTAAATCCAACTGCAAGAGTAACAGTAACTTGATCAGTTGATTTATTATAACTTAAACTTGAAATTCCAACTCCATTTGGGTTTTCAACTGGAAGTATCTTAGGAAGTATGTCATTGATTCCATATGAATTTCTAACAATTTTAACTACACTGTCTCCTGCCTCATATCTAATATCAACTTCTGGTACAAGTTCATTAGTTTTTCCATCAAAAACTAAAAGTTTGGGGGAAACGGAATATCCCTTTCCAAAGGAAGAAATTCCAATAGATTCAAACGAAGACAGAGGAGATACTTTTATTATCTGGGGAAGTAATGTTGAAGGTCTTAAAGTATAGTCTGATGGGAAGTTGAATCCAATATCATTAACTTTTGCATTTTTTGGTCTACCAATAGTTTCACTTAGTACTTCGACAATAGCATTGGACCCTACAGAAGAAGTTATCGTGGATATTCCAGGAAGATCGACGTATCCAATTCCTTTATTTGTTACTTTTACATCATAAATTGGACCTACTGCCGATAAAGAAGACGTATTGTAAGTTATTGAAGAAATTCCTATCGAATATGATTCTCTCTCGGGAATATCCTTCAAAGTATATGTAAATGACTTGTCTCCATTTGAAACTATATTGTAGTTCCCACTATACTTACTGTTTTTAATTTCAATTTGGCCATAACCAATAAAAGTATTATCAACAATAACTTCCTGCTTTACTTTAGGTACATTACTATTAAATACAGGAACCAACTTATAATATAATTTTTCTGGCAAATCTTTAGTTACTTTTAAAGTTAACTTGGCATCGCTAGAAACACCTACCTTTCCAGTTCTCTGTACATCAAACTTTTTAGTTAACTTTGTAGTATTGAATAAATTTGTAAACTCAGAATCTTCATATAGATTGAAATCAAATGCGGAATAATCAGTAAGCGAGAACTGATATGAAAGACTTGAATTCGTCAGATCAAAATTTATTGAAGAATCTTTATATGCAACTATTTTTGGATTGACTAATGAAATTTCTCCAGCAGATGAACTTGTGAGATCAACTGTTTTTGGACTTCTAGTTTGAGCATCAAATAAAGTTAAAGATAACCTAATATTATTCTTATCAAATACTACAACATAATAAGTTTTGTTGTCGTAGAGACCACCAGAAGGAGTTGTAGCAGTATGTAAAACTTTTTGACCAGTCTCATACCCATGATCATTGATTTGAATGGTATTAGACTCTGTATTGACCCCAGAGAAGGATCTGGTGTTTGTAACTAAAACTCTATTAAAGTCATTATATTTGATTGTGTGTGTTGTAGTTAGTCCTGGATTTACATTTATATCTACATTGTCATTATTTTGTAATCCATGAGTTTGTGCTGTTGCGACAGTTACAGTATTTCTGAAAACTTTTCCAGTTATTGGAGAATATCTAGTACTAAAACTATGATACGTGTTAGTTCCTATTCCAGTGAAGAAAAGAGTGCCTATACTACTTGTTGTCGTTGCAATTCCAACAAAAGTACCTGTTGTTCCCAAACCAACTCTTACTGTAGAAAGACCAATTAAATCATCCGAAACTTTTGCAACATATAGAATTGATTGATCCGAAAGAGTTACGCTAGTAGAAACTCCATTAGGTGATACTTCAATAACTGCCCCACCATTAGGTGAATATGTTAAAGCCTCTCCAGTAATAAATCCATGTGATGGTAAATATAAAGTTTTAGTTGGAACAAATATTTCAGATATACCTATTCCGGGATTTGATATACCTAAAGTAACACCTATTCCTAATCCAGCAGTAGTTCCTAGACCTACAGTTTCTATTGGATTGAAATAAAGTTCTCTATTAATTTTATATTGATAATCACTTCTAAATCCAGAATTAATAATTAATTTTCTTGGATTTTCATAAATTGTTTCTCCAATCGTATGTGATATTCCAACAGTACCATCAATTTCACGTAAAACTCTAAGTCTTGATAAATTTTGATCTACGTTTAGAATTTTTAATTTTTCATCTGATATCTGAATAATATCATTCTCTCTAATAGAGTTGAAATTTAAATTTCCTGAAACATTAATGAAAGTAACTATTCCAGTATTTGAAATTGAATCAATACCTATATTAGACGATCCCAATCCAACTAGGAACAGTGCATTGGAAGATATTCCTGCAGTATAAGAACCTTCTATTTTGGATGAAGATGTACTTAATCCTGCGACATTAATAATATCCTCATTTTTCAATTGATGGGGGGAATCAAAATATAGTACATAGTCATTTTTTTGATTTCCTGGATAAAATTCTATATTACTAAAACTGGTTGAAGCTACGCTAATCGAGTTTACATCTTTACCAAAAACTTTAGATACTTTTGCAAATGCTGCTTGCCCAATAATATTATTATTAGAATCTAAGTTGTCAAAAACTAATGTATCATTAACCCTATATCCATCACCGCCAGTACTGATAGCAATTCTATCAATATTTCCAGAATAGGTACTTTTAATAGTAAATGTTTGATCAAGATTATTTGGTAAATCAATATAATTGTAATATTTAATCCCACTACTGAGATTATAATATTCCATGTTTCTCATCCAATCAGTATCATTTAAATCAATTTGATCTTGATTTGAAGAACTCCTAAAATTAAATAGATTAGGTTTTGATCTAAAAGACTTTCCAATTAAGTATGGAAATTCTGGTCTTCTATATCCAACGAAATTTCCAGTAGAATCGACACTAACTGGGTTTACTGTTGCAAAATATGCATATACCCCGTTAGGATAATCTGGGGTAATACAAAATCTTCCATTATTTTCATCGAGTACAGAATCGTCATCAATATCAAAATGAGTGTAATCTTCAACAAAAAATCCTTCAGGGAAATACGATGTTTGAGGCCTGTTTGGTTTTAAATCAAGTTTATAACCAGACTTCATTAAGGTAATCGCTCCACCTTCCTTTTTTTGATAGGAATATGGTCCGTAAATTGGATTTCCATCATAAGCCCAACCAATTATTGGAGAGTGGTCTGATGAAATTTTTTCAATATTTCCAACCTTTTCAAGATCCTTTTTAAAATGTAAAAATTTTCCATCTTGATTAATTGGATAAATTTTTTCTCTCAGTTTTCTTGGAACATATAAGTGGGTATATTCAAGTCCATAATCGACATTTGTTGATTGTGAAATAAATCCATCATCAGAACTAATGTTCTTTATATTTTTTTGAAAATTATTTACAACCCAATTCTGAATACTTGCATTAGATATAAATCCTGATCCCGGATTTGAAACTATTAAAGTAGTGTCTGTCGAAGAATAATTTGTTCCTCCAGAAACTACTTTAACTGACGTTATTTGTCCGTTTTCAATAATGGGCGTAAATTCTGCACCTATTCCATTTCCTGTTAGAATTAAATCGGGAACAGAAGTATAACCAGATCCGACATTATTAATTAAAACTTCTACTATTTGACCATTAGATACAATTGGATTTAGTAAAGCACCAGTTCCTTGTTCGATAGAAATATCTGGTTGTCTTTGGTAATTTAAAGTTTGCTCAGATCCATAATTTGATCCTTTTGCACTTAAATGTACTGATTGAATTGATCCTCTGAAAATTGGTTGTATTTTGGCTCTAAATTCTTCTAGTCCTATTGAAGAAATTCCTATATTTCCCAAAACTTGAACAGAAATTTCAGGATAATTGAAAGAATGGAGTCCTTCCCCATCAGATTCAATATTCACATATTGCTTTGTTCTATAAAAGAATTCTCTATCTTCAGATGATCCTACTTGAGATAACATAAAATTATCATTATCTACTGCAGTAACATAATATTCAGTATTTGTTGTTATACCAGAAATAGGAGTCTCGTTATTGAAATATTTTATCAACTCTCCAGATTGATAATCATGATCTTCAATGTTGATATAATTTTTAGATGTAATAATTCCAACAGAGAAACAAGTTCTTTTTTTGTTCTCATATCCCACTCCAGGAGAAACTATACTTATGGAATCAAGTACTCTCTTTTTATTAACGGATTCTAATGCATGATTTCCTATACCATAAGAAGTTAGAGTAACTGTATTAATTCCAGAAAGTGCGTCACCTAAGGTATTGTGCAATTTGACAGTATTTGGGTCTTCTACCCCAACATGATACTTTGCGCCTGCTGAGAGACCTCCTACTGGTGTCTGAGCACTCGTTTGGTATATTACTTGCTCACCGTTTTTAAACTTATGATAAGTTGAAAAACCTATACTTGACTGAGATGCTCCAATGGAAACTAAATTTGAAGCGATTTCTGAATTAAATGTTATAATATGAGATTCTAACTTTGTATGTGCCTTTGCTTCTGCACCTACTCCATTTCCTCCAGTAATTGTTATTTCTGGATCCTCTTGGTAATCAAACCCACTATCGATTATATTAATTTTTTGCAGACTGCCGATAACAGCACAATGTGCAGTAACACCAATTCCAGATCGATCTGAAATATTTACATTTGGGGGAGAGATAATATCATAATTTGAACCAGGAGAAACTACATTGATTTCATTTATTTGTCCGTAATATAAAACATTTGAAGACTTATAATTTAAAATTTCTACGCCATTAACTAGGATTCCAGTTTTTCCAGGAACAGTCTCATATACTTCTCCACTAATTTCTGGGTTTTTAATTTCTCTTAATAAATTTTGAGATGTTAAAGTCTTCCCATAAAAATTATAAGGGCAAATTGTATTATTTGTCACTATAACTTGATTGACGAGAGTTACAAATATTGAATTGTCAATATCTGATCTACTTCTTGACAATTTTACTTGATTTGCATTAATTCTTTTAACAAAGTACAATCCTTCATCAAATAGTGATGTTCCGTTGGTAATATAACTTGTAGTAATTCCAGTAAATATGTTAGTGTCTGATACTGTTACTTTTTCTGGAGCATAATAAATTTCATCTCCAGTATAGAATCCATGATCATTCAGAGATGTAATTGTAAATGTGTCACCAACAAAAGTTCCCGAAAAAGTAATTGTACCATCATTAACTTGTAAATTAGATCTATCAAAAAATGGCAGTGATGGTGAAGCAACTAAGGCTTTATCATCTTGAATATATGTGTTCTGTACATTTGAATTAAAAACACCTACACTTGAGAAATTATCTGCATTAGTCTTTGATAAAATTCTTTTTGCAGTGTATTTTTTTAAATCCGAAACACTAATTGCAGAAGTTAGATTAACTACAATTTTTTTGTCGCTTCTTACATCAGTAACAGTACCTTCAACTGTAATATTTGATTCATCAGTTACATTTATAGAATCATTTATGTAAAAAATATGATTCTTATCAAGAGATAGTTCATAAATTCTATTTGTACTATTGACAACTGACACACTCTCAACTTCATATGAAGTTGCAATATTGAGAATCCAATTTTTAAATTTTATATCGTTACTTTTTTTTCCAAGACAATCAATATCTACACTATCCCCATTAGTATAAAAATAGGATTTTGGATCTAATTTTAAAGAGTTTATAACAGAAGAAATTCTTACAGAAACTTCCGTTCCAAATCCAGTAACAGCAGATGCATATGTGTTTATTCCAATATAGGAAGAATCTGCAATATTGGAATTTACATTAGTACAATTTATAAATTGATTATTTGTTTTGGATGTATAAGATACGATTCCTGTAATAGAATTTCCATAGTCAACATACAACTCTCCTTCATATGGAAATCCAATTGTAGAGTCAACGTCTATTGTAGTTGTACCAGTGGAAACATTACCAATTACTTTTGTTTTGGGGTGTACTGAAAAATTACCATAAATTGCACCACTATAATTAATATCTCTATTATATCCACCATCAATTTTTAATTTATAATAATCCGAATTATCATCTGTTGAAATTTTTTCAACAGATGCTACTGGACCATATCCAGAACTAATATTATTATATTCTTTTTGGAAAAGAGTTAGATTTGTTAAATCATATGGATTTCCAGAAACACTTTCTACAACAAAATCATTAGTAATTTTATAGTTGGAATCAGAAACTTTTAATAAGTGATCTCTGGGCCGTATAATTTCTACTTTTTCATTATAAAGTGCATTGAAAAGAATTTGGAAAGATTTATCTGTTCCTTTACTGTTGTAAAAATCTTTAACTTGCTTTAAAAAAATATTTTCATTTAAATCTGATGTCAGATCTCTATTTTCAAATCCTGGAGATAATTGTACTTTTGTCTTTAATAAAAACTTTTTAAGAAATAAATCGCTTAAATTGATTATTGTCGATCCAGAATCATGATTATCTGATTCAGTAGAAGAAAATTCTAATTCAGTACCTAAAGATGTAATTCCAGAAAAACCTCTTACACAACCAGTAAACGAATTTATGGTTTTTCCAGTGTAAGTGATAATTTCATTATCAATTTGAAACAATCCATAAGAATTTGGATATTCGGTAGTTCCTATAGGGTTCTTGGATAAATCAACTTCAATAGTTGTATCGTCAAATTCAATACTTGAATACAAATACAAAGAGTCAGTCTCATGGGTTGACTCATCAAGTTTTATATAACTATCAATATTTTGAATAAGATCAATTGGTGCCCCTTTAAATTCTTGAGCTAGATAATATTGAGATAAAAACTCAGCAACTAATGGAAATTCCTCCCTCACATATGAAGGAAGTTGGTTATTGACTATGGTGGCGAATTGGATTCTTTTATCTGACATTTTTATGGTCTTACTAAATTCCCGTTGCTGTAGCTAGAAGTTACGTTATAATTTGATGCGGATGGATCTAATCCAGAAGATATATTATCAATAACCATATCAAACGTACTACTACTAATATCTAGTTGCAAATAAAGATCCTGTACTCCGATGACATCATTTGATTTTGGGCATGCAGAAATTTCTAAGACTGTTTGACCATTCTTAAGTTTTCCTGATATAATATTAATTGGATTTAATGTTATCACTCCTTTTTTATAATCAATCGTACCAACATTTCTTTTTACTATTGTTGGAGTTGGAGAATTCACACTTGGTACAGTAAATAAGAATATAGATCCTCTTTCTTTATTTGTATTTGGAACATCAGAAAGATAAACATCATTATTAATGTCAGAAACTCTAAATGCACTTGACTTAATATTATATCCATTGGCACTCTTAATATAAAATTCATTACCAAATCCAATTTGATATTCTGCAAAAGAATTTAATACTACTCTCAGATCTCTTCTGATTTCAACTGTTGTTATATTAGAGGTAATTGATGCATCACTATCGTCAATTGTTTTTAAGAATTTACTATACTTAAATCTAGCACCATACTTATTTAACTCTGACGATTCTGAGTATTTTGTCGTATTATTTTGAACTAAACTTGAAACATAATCTGCATTTGGTGCTAAATTTGTATTGTAGTAAATATTTGACTTTATTTCCACATACAAATACTTCAAGTCAAGAATTTCAGGAACAATACCTGCAACTGCATACTTCTTAAGTTTTAATTTTATGTTTTCTTTGATGAGATTTGGTAAAAAGTCTCCAAATCTTGGTTTGATGCTAATAAAAACCTTTCCGTACTGTGGTGGAACTAATTCCTCTCCACCAAAAACTGAAATAGACTCAGTTTCAGAATAAATTTTACTGGGAATTAAAGTTTCATAATCATTTGAGGTTAATGCCCTATTTTGTGATGAATATATTTTAGGAGCAAATTTTCTAATGGATTCTACATCTTCAATTTCTTCTCCACCAGAAGAAATTGTTTCAGCAGTAAGTAAAGAAATTCCTGAAGTAACTGAATATGTTATACCATTTCTTGTATATGATAAAATTCCATTATATGCAAATTGACTTATTCCATTTGCACTATCACCAGTGCTAATAATATATGATGCAGTAATATAATTACTTTCTTCTAATTTTTTACCAAAAACTCCATCTCCAAAAAATATTTCATATCTTTCGTCACTAATTTCTTGCAAATAAAATACATTTGATGTAGAATCAATGTCTAGGATGTTATCCTGATACGAATATTTTACAGATGAAGTTGCAAATTCATTATTTTTTACAGAAACTCTAATTGTTTGTGTATCAATTCCAATATTATCTAAAATAAACTTCTGATTTGGATTTGAAGAAGAATATGTGAAGTTTGAATTAATAAGACTACCTTCATAAACGGTAATTTCATTAAATGAAGCAATCCCATCAATAACTGGAACTGTAATATCTTCTATAATTGAAAAAACGAAAGAATCAGATCCAAAAGAGCTCTGTGAAGAGCACACTGGTCCCTTTTTTAATGTTAATGTTGAAGGTGCAGGAGTAATTCCCTCTACATTAACAAAGAAACTTACTACTGAACTTGATGCAGTCCTTGATCTAGGTACATATCCAATATTTCTTGCAAGTGCTACTACATTTTCTCTCAAAGTAGCACTATCAATGAACACTTCATTTGCGACCATGTTCGCATTATATGAAGTGATGTATGTATTGTATGCCAATACATCAATTATAGACGAGAGATTCGATCCCTCAAAGTCATAATCGGTAAAATTTGAGTTAGATCTTAAATAATCTTTAAGAGTTGTTTTAATCTGGTCAAAATCCAGATTTGCGAAGTTAACTAATGGCATTTACCTTGTTGGTTGCAATACAAATTCTAATTGTTGAGGAAGAATATCAGCACCCAATACGCTATAAATGATTGTCACATCAAAAGACGCATTATCTACATCTGGGTATGCTTTAACACTTATTAATTCCACTCTTGGTTCATAATTTTCAATTGATGTTTTAATTTCTTCCTGAATTAAAGAGGCACTAATGTCATCGATGTTCTCAAAAAGTGATCTAGTCACATCTGAACCAAAATTTTGATCGAAAAACTTTTCTCCAGGGAGAGTGAAGATGATATTTCTTATAGAACGCGCAATTGCATTCTCATTTTTAATACCAATAATGTCATTATTCAGAGGATTACTCTGAAATGACATACTGATATCTTTGAAACCCTGGCTTACCCTCTCTAAAGGCATTTATTAATACAATTCTACCTTATTTAGACTAGTTTTCTATATTCTCTCTCAAAAATAAATCAGTCTCTATATTATGGTCACTTCTCTTTGGAGTCATATCATCATTATTGATCTCACGAAGCATTCTACCTTCGTTTGTGTTCTTTGGAGTAGACCAATAATCAGTGATTAAACTTGTTGTACCCCATGCTTTATACATGTATTCGGAGTTTCTATCTGGATTTGTCATTTTTATTCCTTATTGATTAGTTTTTGAAGGTTGTGTTTTGATTTATGTGTTAGTCATCACTGACTTCACGTTCCTGAGCAGTTTTCCAGAAGTATTCATCCTCTCTACCCATACCAAGTCGTTTAAATCCATTTTCAACTTGATAAAATTCAGTCGAAACTTTGAAATCTGGCATTAATGGATCAACAGGTGTTAAACTATTGTCAAAAATACGTAAACGATTATTTGGATAAAGTGCATACTGCCCATTATCTAGTTCGATTAGGTTATGTGACTTGTGTTCAGCTGGATTCTCACTCGTTGCATAGTCAATCATATCACAATCTTGATGATAATTGTCTATCGTACAAATATAAGTACCCTTTTGAATACTATGATCGCGAGTATAGCATTCATAATCCATTGAACCAATGAATTGCTTATGAATTGATACCACTCCATAATCCATACAATTCCAGAATTGTAGGTTGGGTAGATCCATATCGGGTGAAGGTGTCTTAGGACTGCTTACAAAGGCACTGATAGGCAGTTTATCGTACATTGCAGCATACTCTGGTAAGTACGTCTCAAAATAAAAAGCACGCCCAGGAATCGATTTACACGATACCCAGACGCCCTTTACAAATTCACCATGACCAGACTGATGATCAGTTAAATATTCTTTCCTTACCCATACTTCAACAGAAGGTAAGTTACAAATAAGAGTTGCCATTATGAATTAATATATCTTCACCTATTTACCCTGACCACGATATCTCTTCTTTTTGCTATTACGTGATGTTGCTGAAATTAATGTGTTGACTGATCTTCCCTGACGAGTCTTCTTCGGCTTTCCGGGTACATAATTACCACCTTTCATCATTGCCATAACCTAATTCTCCTTTACTTTGATTTCAATTAAACTTGGATCTATAGATCCTCCCGAGTAAAAACGCTCCGAAAGATCTTGCATCTTCTCACTACATTCTTCTATAGTGAGATCTTTATGCATAATATTATTCTGATAAACAATATTATAATATTTCATTAGATGACACGAGTCTTTTCATGACCCACACGAATTCTTGGATCACACCAAATATCATACCCTGCTTCAATAGCATCTAAACAGAATGATACATCCTCTCCACACATATCTTGTACAGCACCAGATTCAAATACTTGCATCTTTGGTGCAAACCATGGATACTCTAAATTCTCAAAGACTCCCTTCTTAATCAATACCCATCCAAAACCTGTGTAATCAACAGTGAATGGTTTCTTTCTTTTCTGAATGGAATCAACAGTTTCGTGATTCATTACTCCACCATTCTTCCTGAAATCATCCTCCTCTAACCAGTGTGCAACAGAGGTGGTTCTTCCATCCTCAGTGGCATACCATCCACCAACTACTTCCTTCTCATTGCCTTCGGCATCTAATGCAAGATCACATAATTGCCAAAACTTCTGTGTGTCAAAGACAATATCACTGTCAATCCACAGTTGATAATCATACTCTAATTTACCATCCCATGGAATTTGCTTTGGTCCCCTTAATACATTCGCACCTAATACCTTACATCGTGCAAAGTTAACCATTGATGAATAATCTTGACTGATCTGAATACTCATCCCATTTTGTACAAGATCAAAGCACAGTTGTACAAAGTTCTTTAGAAATGTAAATGAACATCCCCTACCAGGAAGACAAAATACAATCCTCTTTCCTTTCATTCTTTCTTTGATTGCATCAATGTCCCATTCAGGTTCTTGTCCCTTCTTTGGTGGTGCAGCTTTAACAGTAAATCCTTTTGCCATTTGATTAATTAGGTTTCAGTTCAATTCTATCAGTGTATGTATAGTATGTCAATAAGAATGCTCTTCTGACATATGTTGGGTTATTTCTACTTCCTCATACGTTAAATCCTCAAAAGTATAATCAGTCTCCATAAGACCAACCATCCCTTTGAGGGTATTCCATACTTTATTAAATTGTCTCTGACTTAAATTATAATATAAACATTCCTTCTTTGCATATATGTGATAAACCTTTGTAGGTGTCATTTTATCTCCGGTAATTTTTTTTGTCTTTTCTATTGTATAATCGCATTATATATCAGTGCTATCAAAATCCCTAGGGGGACTAATACAATTTTACCCATTGTCTTTGGATACCTGATTATCCAGCCTGCGAAAATAACCTTCCAGAAATTCCAATATGGTGCGCGTTTTTTTATCTTCAAAGGATTAATTATATTCTCGGAAAATTTTTTTGGTTTCGATATTTATAGATCGATTTGTCACCTCTGTAGGTTAGGGTAGTATGCGATTTTTATATACACAACGCCCCCCATAAAACACTGCTGTTAAATGTATAATAGCACGAAGGTTAACTGTTGTCAACCCCCATGCTACTAAGTATCACATTCAGAACAGAATCTCTGCAATCTCATTCACATCTTGCTCACTGGCAATATCAGCAGCAATAACATCTAGGATCGATAAGATATCGTTGCCAGTGTTACCAACCTTGAGCATACCAAGTGCAGTTTCAAGAGACATAATAAAGAAGAAAAGTGTTAGTTAGTGATGGTGAGTTTAATGACATCACCAGGTCAAAGTAGTCGCGCTAGATCAATACTGGTCGCTGCGACGACCTGACAGACAGCAGCGATATTGTGTGTCTGTTGCTTGTAACTTAGTGCGTCTCTTATTACCTTGAAGACGAACACCAAACAATGACCTTTTAGGTCCTCTTTGAGGATTTAAACGTGTCACCTTAACATCGCCACGAATTTCTGCGATGAGCAGATCTAACGGAGTTGATGCTGCAATGTCAGAAATAGTCATGGGGTGAATCGTTCTCTCACTACTAGTACGCTTTAGAGGTGAGTAATATTATTCTTACACAGATTACCAACGATCAGGATTACTTAGATCCTCTACGTAGCTGTCAATCACCTTCTCAGATCCTTCTAATGTGAATAACTCTTCCCAGTTAATCTGATGCGGATCAAAATCATTCATAACCTCTAAATCCAACGTGATGCGATAACGTTGTTTCTGTGCCTGACTGATAGCGACTGACATGATTGGTGTCCTGTGGTGATGACTTTACTACTATAGAATGCCTGAGGAATATTGTCAATCTTCTAAGGGTTATTTATAAAAAAGTCTTATATTTTACAAATGTCAAGTCCCGGAAATACTTATGACCGATCGGTTGACATTTCTGCGCGTGTGTGATAGAGTGCTCGCTTAGATAACAACAACTAGAGACATTTAATTAATGATCTAAATGATCAACTAGAGACATTTAAATCATCACAAGTACAAGACTCAGAGACATCAAAACCACTCAATATGAGAGTAATGGATACTATCCTGAGAACGTTCTCAATAATAGTATAAAAAAGCAAAGTATATTTATAATACCATTTAAAAACGTTTTTTAATGAATAAGTGTATTAATTGATACAAAAAAGAGAGGAATGACCCTCTCTATGTCTTATTCAGTTATATGGACTAAGTGATCAATAGAGGGCCTCAATTGCTTCAAGGATGAGAAGAATATCATTACCATTCTGTGCAGATTCAAGAGCAAGGAAGAGATCAGAATTAGACATTTAAAAGTGTTAGTTAGTGGGTGTATTCGGTGGGTTTAGAGTCATCACCAGGACTATAGGATCTAGAGTATAATTAAGATCAAAACGATTGAATAGAAACGAGCATAGATTGATGCCCACTCTTTCTTAGTCTTAACCATCATGAGAAGATATAACCATTAGTGAATGTTTCGTTCTTGTATACATTCTTTCCATTAATTGCACCAACGAAGAGTCTTACATACCATTGAAAGTTCTTCTGAAATACTCCTTCTCCTCTCTCACAGAACTCAGAACAGAGTGCATTAAGTCTGGATTTAGTTGTATTAGACTGATAACCACCATCATAGATTGTCATCGAATCATCAGAAACTTCTGCAATCTTGTTACCATGAAGACGAACGATTGAGATTCCTGTCTCTTCATTAAAGTGAACTGTTGTATTAGCATTAGACCAGTTTTGATTTGACTGGATTGCTTGGCACATTTGGGATTCGATTTTACGCATGAGTTGTGAAGAGTTGATGTTAATGAAGAGTGTAGTTTTTACTTAACCATGAAATCCTAACTCCTCCCAATCCCATTTTACTCCATTTGGTGAACATTCAGGAAGGTTCATAGATTTACAATAGTTAACTGCTGCTTCTTGAGTTGAGAAGATTTTAGCAGCACTATTGCCTCTTAACATAATTGTTTCACGAATGCTGTCAGAGTTAGTGAAGAAAGGGAAAGTGATAAAAGCAGAAGTCATAATCGGGGTTGAGTGGTGTCTATACTATAGGTACAGTTTAGAGGTGAGTAACTTTATTTTTATCTAATTCGTTTTATTGCATTATATTTTCAATTGAATCTTTTCTCTCTTCTAATAGTTCAATCATATTACTATCTAATATATCGATCATGAGATTAGCACCAAGAATAGTAAACAATGCAAGAAAGAAGATTCTCATGAGATGACAGGAATAGAGGTGATTGATTTAACCTTACGTGTATCAAGTTCACGTGCTTCATGATAGATCTTACAATTCAGTTTATATGAATTGATTGGTTTAATGTTGCTCTTGCGATTAAACTTAGCAACAGATCCATCTTTAAACTTAACCTCAATATTGTATAACATATCAATCAGTACCACCAAACATTTGATCAAAGAGTGACTGTCCTGATCGTTCATCATTATCCATTCTTTGTGACTCGCGAAGATTAGCAAGAAAGTTGATTTGTGCCTGAATATCTTCTACTTCGTTCTGTAACTTCTCCTTCCTATAGTTCAAATCCATGATAGACTTGTTGATCTCGATTGTGTTCATTTTGTGAATAGTGAGAGAATTGAGTGTGTTCATATCTTATTTTGTTGCAGCAAACAGATGAAAGATTTTGCTCTGAATATCATTGGCGATCTCAGATTCAGTATCGCCATAATCAGAAAAATCACTCATTGCGCTGCTGATTGCTTCCCATTCTGTTTCAGTAAAGAATTCGGAGATAGAGCGAAGATCAGTGGTTGTTTTGTTCATGTGTTAATTATTGCAGATTTGAGGGTGGATTGCAACCGGTCTTGTGCCGGTTCTCCAACTGGTTTTCTGATCAGAGTTCTTCCATCATTTCGTCAAGTTCAACTAAATTAAGATTAACATCATCCCATTTTACTCCATCTAAAGTTGTTGCTCCTTCTTCAAAATTACGGCGAACAAAATCTTGATAAGAATAAGAACGACGTGCTAAGTTATACAAACCCTCATCATTACCAATCCATAAAGCAACATTCCAAGTCTCATAATTTTCCCAACCGTTGTAAGTTGTGTCTTCCATTGTGGTTTGAAAAGTTGAGTTAGTCATGGTTGCTGTGTTCATTTTGAGTTTGTTTGGTCTCTATACTATGGATACAGTTTAGAGGTGAGTAATATTATTCTTATCTAATTTACATACCATTCATATACTCATGTAGTTCCTGAAGATATTGCTCTTCAGTCTCAAATGAACGGCCATGAATCACACCTGGAAACGTTTTCTTTTGAAACATTGTTGATGCGACTTCGCAGTCTTGTTGATCATAACCCATCTCGACTAGGTTGTTCACGTATGGATTGTTTGAAGGTGTTCTCATACTACAGGGACACTTTAGAGGTGAGTAACTTTATTCTTTAAAATACGTTGGTCCATCGTTCATGTTGAATTGCAGTAATACGGCCCTCTGCTAACATTTTATCGCATACATCACAAAAGATGAAGAATTTCTCATTTCTATTCAATGTATGACTTTGTGCTGTAGTCTTGATTACGTTGAGAAGATTAATCTTGAGCATGATGTTAGTTAGTGACGTAAGTTTGTGCGATTGCATCAGTCTTAAACTTTCTGCATAGTTTAAACAGCAGTTTTAAATCATCCTTAATCACATATCGAAACGAAGATGATTCGATGACAAAGTTACCATCTTCCAACCATACTTGTGGGAGTTGTTTCTTGTAGATTGGGAAATCAGTTGGCATAATTCAGGAATCGAGGAGAATAACTTCGTAAGATGTAAAGTCGGGATAGCACTTTTCTACCCATTTTGATAACTTATTGTTCTGTGATTTGATTCCTCTATGTGTTGTTGGACGTGTGGGCATTGTCTTTAAAAAAGATGTAAATCCTCCCTCTTCTGTAACTTGAATGGAATAAGTTGCAACCGTAGTTTGCATCTGTGTTTGTGATTGAAGTTCGTGAAGATAAGTCTTAATTAGTGACATAATCACCAGCGAGTTTGAATCAGTGCAGAGTTAAAGAGTTGTGGTTCTGTGTGCATATCAGTCACCTCATAGTTGTAACCCTCAACACGACTATTAACTTCTTTCTCAAATGATTCTTTGTTGATGTAGGACTTAGATTGCATTTTGTCGCAAAATGTGACGGTCTTATACATTAGGCGCTCGCTGATAGTTCCATCAGAATACTTGACGGGATAGAAGTCAACAACCATGTGAGCGCCGTTTGCTGTGAGTTGCATGAAGAGAAGTGATACTTACAATACTATGACAGTTTAGAGGTGAGTAATATTATACTCACCATAATTAACGAATATAAAGAAAACTACCGAAACGATCACAGATCTCAGGATATTCTGAGAGTTGATCAATTTGAAATCTAACACCCTTTGCAGGTGCTTTTAAATTGGCAGGTTTATAACATTCTCCAGTTTTTCGATCAACAAACATCCAAATAGTTCCACCACTATGTGGATTATATTCCCCATTCTTTCCTGTTACATCACATGCTTTAATTGAAATATATTTACGACCAGGGAAAATGAACAATTTACGCCAAAATGTAGATTCTGATTCAATTGCATCAACATACCAACTATTGTTCAATGTTTCTACAAGAGATTCAGTTAAGAATTCTGATCTAGTTTGAGTAAGCATGATCATTTAAGAATGGAGAGAAAAAATACTTAAGGCCTTGGGTTGACACCTATCACTTTTGCTTTAGGATTACGTGCTATTGCTGTTTCTCTTGCATCTTCATAATTTGCTGCCTGAACATCTTCAGTGAAGACTTTGCCAGCAACATACAACTTGACTTCGTATTTCATGATGTTAGATAGTGAGGTGAATGTTGGATCAGAAAGGGTTAGACCATGACTCATATTTTTTCATGGTGATGTAACCCTCACGGCAAAGTTCATCAGTAAAGTATGACCATTCTTCGCGCTTTGCAATAGAATCACCACGAAGGCGAGGATTCTCCAGCGTTGAGACTTTCCAATTGTAACGGAATTGCTCTAGTGCTTGTGCTTTAGTGATGGTTCGCATCGGTTGAATTCCTTTAACTCTTTAATAATACACGATTTTGATGCCCTGTGGGAGAATGGTGGACACCTTACCAACTGTCACCCATGGTTCTCCATAAACTCATCGAGAGTATAATATTCTCCGGTTGATGTTTCTTTAATTAAATCTTCCAATGAATAACATTCTAACTTCAATTGATATTCTTCTACTGTATCATCTACTTCGGGGTCAAAGTCATCATGAATTAGATAATCATATTCATGAATCAGTGCATCGATTAATTGTTGTTTAGTGTACTTTTTATCAGACATTTGCGAATCTCCCATTGTTGAAGTTTGCATGTGAGAATTGTTCACGATTGACGAGTTTGAACATACCAAACTCATTGGTCTTGACATAACCCTCGCCACCACATTGTTGCTCACCAATGTATGCACTAGGTCCATTATTACGCATCAAAAACAACATGTCATCTTTGATAGACTTGATCAAGAACCAGTAACTAATGAGAAGAGAGTTGCTGAATGTTTCAGGTGAAACTTCACGACCTTCACGAATACAAGCATTCAATTCTTTCTTGAGATTGTTTGCATCGAGTTCATCAGTAAATGTTACTAACTGGGCCATCTGTCGCGCAAAACCAACAATCTCATCAAAATCTTCATCGACTTGCCAACACTCAGGTTGAACAAACTTACAAGACTCAGTATCATCGAATGTTGGAAAAACATCGCCATCACTTACAACAAATGCATCCTTAAGTTCACCTGTGTTTGTTGCATAGAATGTATGTGGTGCAATGATGATATTCTGATGAATGATTTCATCGAAAACATACGTTATCGTGTTAGGTGTATAAGTATCATCGCCACCAAAACCAATAAAATCGCATTGTATAATACCGGAGAAAGAAGGGAGGCAATCAAAACAATGATGCAGAATTTCAGCAACTGCCCCAGTGTGATTTTGCTCAATTTCTTGATGACTTTCATTGATTTTGATTTTAACTTTGTTGAATACTGATTTTGTTCCCACAAAGAAGTTACCTGTTGCAGGATTCGTACCCCAAACGATTGCAGGCGCACCATCAATTTTTGCAGAGATTTGACCATTGGAAAGGAACCAATCAAGGATAGAAAGATCACCAGTCAGAATTGAATCTTCGGGATGTTCAAGGTGTGTGTTCTTCATACCATTAAGACAGTTTAGAGGTGAGTAACAATATTAGATTGGAAGTTTGCCAACTGATTTACCTTTACTGTGCTTTTCAATAAATTTTAATGCAGATGCACGATTACGACAAACTTTAAGAATTTTTGCTTGATGAATAATTGCCAATTTTGTACTGCTTCCAGCAACAGGAACAGCAGCATACATCTTAGGATCTTCATATTTACCTATAATAAATCCCATCTCTCCACATTTGGGATTTAGAATTGTGCTATTGTTTGATACAACTTTCATCGACGGATCTCACTGATTGCTGGCATACCCTGATTAAACACAACATCAACAACTGCCTGAACTTTCTTGGCAGTACTGATACCAACTCTATCATAAGTTGGGATGCAAACTAAACCAAATGTCTTCTCACTTCCACCCAAACGAATCACACGACCAATCGACTGACTGATACCAATGTAATCCATATTACGCATGAAGATAACAGCCTCAAGTCCATTGACGTTGATACCCTCAGACAGAATGCTATGGTGAAGGACAACAAATTTCTTGGTCTTGTCCTTTCCCCAAGTGTTCAAAGTGTCAAAGAATACGTCACGATTGACTTTCTTACCATCAATGATTGCACCTGTCTTCGATGTGATCGTCATCCAAGAATAACCACGTTCAGCAAGTTGCAAGCAGAAATCTGAATGAGTAAGAAGATTGATGATTTGCTTTGTTGTACGAGCACAGATCAAAACTTTTTTAAGATTACTAGATCCATCAATCAAACCATCAATTACATCTACACTTTTACAATTGTCAAGAGTTTCAATCAAGTTGTCACAATCATCAGCAAACATTACCTTGCGACCTTTAACCATAGGCAATTGCTTGACTACAACTTTAGGAGGGAGAATGTAACCCTGTTTAACCAACTCAGGAGCAGGAACATTACATAGAACCTGTCCATAAACATTTGTCCAGTTCATTCCTGGTTTGTTAATAGCAAGCGAATGTTTGGGGGTTGCAGTAAAGAAGTAACAACGCTCTGAGACATCGCTAAAATGCTCTGTAGCAGGGAAGAAGTTACGTTGGACGCTATTATGTGCCTCATCGAAGTATATGTTGTTCACCTCAATATCTGACTCCATTACACGATGGAGTGAATGATATGTAGTAAAGATGATAACATTCTCACCTGCTGTACGTGCAACATTAGCAAACACATGAATGTTATCTGCTTTTGTTGTAGAATAGTGGTCTGTTTCACCACTATGAACGTGCATGATGTGAGTATTGGTTGTATCAATCAACTCAAGAAATTCACTGCACAGTTGTTCAGCTAGTAAAATACGTGGAGCAACAACAACTGTCGTCATTCCGTTGGTGATGTGCTTACAATTCTCAGCAACATCCTGAATCATACAGATAGTTTTGCCACCACCTGTAGGTACAATGATTTGACCCTTATCATAGGTGAGCATACTGTTAAGAATGCGTTTCTGATGCGGACGAAGAGTCAGAGTCATTCGTGTTTCATTCATATAAGTACAATACACAAAAAAACCACCCCTGTCAAGCAGAGGTGGACAGTTTAGGTTACTGGCACATCAGGGAGTGACTTTGACTCCAACTTCTTTCAAAATTTCAGGGAAAATTTGCATCTTCATCTCGTTGTTTTTGGCACCAAGTCCACCACATGCCCACACATAGTTGTTACCATCATCATTGATCAATGAAGAGTCTTTGTATACCTCTTCATGTGCAATTACAGCAGCACAGGCCTCTTCATATGTTTCAACTCCGTTGATCATCATCCAGAAAAGATTCATGGCAGTGCTACCACGAGACAGGACTTTTACCTTGTCGGTCTTATCACCGAAAGTAAAATCATCATCGGCAATCATTGTAGTAATGTAATCAGAGAGTTCGATGAAAGTTTCAAAGAAAAATTGTTGATCAATATCAGTGATGTCACTCTTGTAGAGTCGGTTCATTGAACCTTGACCAACACCTTTAATGTTGTTAGCAGCACAATTGATTGCAAAATCCAGAGATTGAACAATCCACTCATCACCTTTCAGTCGAAACTTATAGTTAGGTCCGAATATTGTGATCAGGAGTGATGCAATCTCCTTGCGAATTTGGCGAGTCCAACCAGCCCACTGTGTGTCCATAGCATTACGCTTCTCCTGATTATTCAAGGGAACGCCGCTATTCACATTAGTAAAAACGTCAGACAGACCAGTGTAATCAATCTGAACATATTCGCTGATAATCAACTGGCGGTCGCGAATCACCTTCTGCACAAGTTTAGGCAGTTTGGAGAATACGTTGTTGTGTGATCCAACAACAAGAGTCAGAATGTCATCTTCGATGACATAATTGTAAGTTCCTCGGGGGATCTGATACTCATCATTCATCAATGCAGTGAGGAACTTAAAGCGATTATTTCCATCAAGAATAATATACTCAATGAACTGATGAGAAAGTTCTACCAAGAACTTATATGCACGGTCAGTAGGTGCAAGTTTCTCTAGTTTCTTGATAGCGAGTTCAACATCTACGACGACAAAGTTTCCTTCCAGTCGATTCATCATGAGAGACTGAAAATAGTTTTTGCGTTCATCTTTTCCCCATGCTTCGGGGCGTTGAAACTCTTCGGGTGCGTGAAAATACTGATAGTTTACAACCGTGTCTTTCAATGAGCGCACTTTAGGCTCATGCTTGACAGGGAAAACGTGAGAATAAGACATTAATTTTTTTGTAAGTGATTTAATATACAGGCAGTGATAACACTTGATCAACACAAATCCTGAGATTTGAGCATTGCTTTACCGGTATGAGATCAGTTTAACAACTTTTTAAGTGGTTGTCAATCACTTGTTACAAAAATTAAGACATTCTTTTGTTCACTCTTCCTAAAATTTTCATCTTACCTTTCTTATCAGGTTGCTGACCAGTTGCTTTTACATATTTGTCAGTTTCTTGCTTCTTCATAATACCTTTCAACATTCTTTCACCTTCACCTCTAATCTTGTCACGTTCTTCTCTAGTTTTACCAGATGCTTTCTGTGGTTTATAGTTAGGTGATACAGTTTCTTTCTTCTTTTTAGTTAAAAGTTGTGATGCAGTTGGTGTTGGTTTCTTTTCTGGTGTCGATGATCCAGTTTTCTTTGCTGCTGCTCTTGCTTGTGCTGCTTTTTTCCTCTCTGCTTTTACTTTATCAGCATATGATTGTTTAACTTCAGCAGAACCTCTTTCTTTTTCTGGTTGTTGTACTCTTGTAGATGCTTGTTTTTGTTGACCAATATCTTTTCTGTCTTTATATGTTTTTGCAGGAACCATTTTACCACCACCTGCTGCCTTCATTCTACGTTTTTCAGGTTCACTTTTTTTTCTATTTGCACCAACTCTTCCACCATCTCCCTGTTTACGAATCTGAGAAGATCCCATTACATCGGCATCATAAGCTTCATTAATAAATTGTGAGAAAGTTTTCATGTTGATAGGAACAATTTCCTTTTTTATTTATTAAAAATTCCCCACTACTTAAAGTGGGGAATAATTACATCAACTATCTTCTGGTTCTTGCTCTTTTGGTTTGTTTACTTTAGGACCAACCTGAACACGTTTAGTTTCATAGAAAAAATTAACTCTTTCACGACGTGTTTGCATCAGTAGATCAAACTTTTCTTGTTGATCTTTAGTGAATCGAAAATCTTGACGACGCCAAGTATCACGAAGATCGCGAATGTGTGACAGGACGTTGACAGTATCAGTTGGAAAGTTCATGATCAAACAGTGTAATCTTTTTGGTTAAATTCGTCGCATTTGACATTCATTTCTGAGTCATTCTCTTCGAGTTCTGTAATGTCGAAGATTTCTCCTGGCATGTCCTGAATTTCGCTCCAAAGGTCGTCCATTTTTGTTTTTGTTTGTGTGATGTGTGTGGAGTTTATCATCAGCAGTAGAGTTGCCAACTGACTCACTTAGGAGTGATGAATGGGTATCCTGTTCCCCTCCACTCTTTTAATATACAGGGTTTTGGTGGTTTGTGGGAGATTAGTGGACAGTTATTGTGGTGTCCACTGCACGTAATGTTTTCTTTACATGTTGTTCCCAGAATAGTGCATCTTCAATTCTTAAAAAACTTGCACTATGCTTTGCAAATCCTTTTTTCTTCGGTTTTAGGTAGTTTACTCGGTAAATCATTCCAGTGCCTTAATACTCCAGAAACAATAAAAAAATTAGTAGTGAGAAGACTGACAAATATGATGCTGCGAATGATAGCAACATAATTGTCATAAGGTTTTGTTTTATCATCACTAAAACTCCCTAATGTATACTTCCATATCATCCACAGTTTCAGCATAACGATTCTTTCTTGTATAAACGTATTCTAATTCTTTCCATTGTTTTGGAAAGCATAATAAGAGTGTGTGAATATATTTGTGTCGTTGAATTTTTGTGTATTCACAGTTTGGTTTTGGTTTAATACCAGTTTCAATAGTAATGTAAAGTTTATCACAAAAATATACCCAACCCTCAACGTTTACATGATCTGTCTTCCATCGAACATAGTCATCAACTTGAGGAATATATCTCATAGGAAAGCAGACATTAAAGGGTTTAATTTTAAAGACATTGCAGTATATGGAGTAGTGTTACATATATCTACCTGAGTTCCACACTTGGTGGAATTAATAGGTGACAAATAGCATCGTTTTTTTGTGTTGTAGAAACCCCAAATTGTGCTAACAGGATCACTACTATAAGAGTAAGTTGCGTGATGCAAAAGCCAAATAGAAACCACATTTCGCTTGAACTCGCGAACATAGTAGGAATATCCTTTTGGTTCTTCATGAATAAAATCAGGAGGAAGTTCTAAATTCATTTCTCACGAACAATACGCAAACGATCTGGACTCAAACCTTCATTTAAAAGTTCATCATAACGATTTTTTGCCTGTTCTTGAGTTAGTCCTACATCATCACATTCAACAAGTGTCCAACCAGATGTTTCAAGTTCTTCAATTCGATAAAGTTTTTCCATAGTCTTAAGTGGTAAATTCTTCTACAATTTTAGATTCAAGTTGTTCTGCAAGTGCATATGTTCGTGAATTGAGAATATTTTCACGAAGATTAGAGTAGAATTTTTGATTAAAATCTCCCTCATCTGCACCTGTAATGAGATCAAAACACTCATTATCATTTTCTGCAATTACATTCCAGAGACCACCATATTCACTGGATGGAAAAGGGATGTAATGATCTACAATGTAGAAAAATTTTTGTTTCATTGTTTTGAATAGATTACTCTCTAATTATATCAGGAACAAAAGAACTCTGCAAGGTAGTAATCAACAGTAATTTCAAGTTCTTCTGCTTCCTTTTCAATTTGAATCCAGAAATCTTCAGCAAGTTCTTCATACATAATGCTTTCTTGATTTGTCATCATGCAGTTGATGCGTCGTTACACTATAAAAACACTTTAAAGGTGAGTAACATTATTATCTGGATTTTTCCACTTCTCTTCTTTCCATTTAACATTCAACTTCTTGTCAAATGTCATCAAGAACCTATGCTTTTGACTTCTCTTTCTGTATTCTCCTTTCAAACCTTTACCACCACCTCTTGATTTCTTAGTATAAGTTCCATCATCATTTAATATCCAAAAATCAGCAACATTTGCAGATGTCATACCATAGTATTTGAAATTAGATGCGGCATAGATTACACCTTTGTGAAACTTTCCATCAGCATAAGAAAGAATGGCCCTAACATCAACGTCTTTACGAAATTGTTTGATAGATCTTGATAAAAACCATGAGGTAATATTATACTCTTCTGCTTGCACATCTGGATGTATGCATAACCTAGACAATTCAAATAATCCATCCTGTTGATCTCTTTGTAGACCAAATGCAGATACAGCAATCTCAGGAACTGGAATTCCTGTGTATACAATAGCCCCAACACATGTTCCAGTAGGTCTTAAAATACAATCAGGATCACCCTTGAACAATGCATAGTTATGACCTGATCTAAATGTCTTGGAATGATCTTTCAGATAATGATATGTAAGGAGAAGATGTTCTACTTCTTTTCTTTCTACCTTTTCAATATAATAATCATTTTTCATTGCAAAACTCTACGATCTTTTTGTTGAATACTTTTTTCTTAAAATGTTTATGAAATGTCTGATAGTTATTATAACAGACACTTGACAAAAAAGAAAGAAACTTTTTACTTTTCAAGGTATTTACAAAAGTGTCAAAGTCAATATCTTCAGGTACATAGAAACAATCAACTGCACGATTTTTATCTGCAATTTCATCAAAAGTGTACATATTTAAATTATTATTAATTTTACGATTATCTGAACCTGTAGAAATACAAATAACACGATTTGTATCCCATTCAACTCTACTTTGATATTGTTCTCTACATGATTTCTTTCCCCCACCTGTTAGACTAATATATTGAAAAGAATCTTTATCTGAAACTAATTGAAAATATGAATAATATTCCATATTGTTCTGAGTGAGAATAGGAACATTTTTTGAATTAATTTCTACAACATCATTCCCATAAAAAATTAATGAATTTGATTCAGTTTTCGTTCTTTGAAACTCTACTATCGCAAAATTATCATATATCCAAGCATTTGCAATTTTTACATTCTTAATCAAAGAACTATGAGAACAAATCTTAAGAGGAATTTTAGCAATAATTTTTCCACCAATTTTTACATGCTGAATTGCACTGATTAACCAACTATATTCATGCTTTGCTTTAGCAAAAGGAAATTTATTACATTCTACAATATCAATCATTGCAGTATCATACTCATTTAGATTTGAGTTATGTGGTTCAAAGTTAGTATCAAATACAAATTCACCAAAACTAGCAATCATAGCAATATTGGGTGACAAAATAATAGTATCACCCTCAAATTTAAAATACTTATTAAATTGTTCGGTCGTAAGATAATTCATTTCACACACTCAATATACATGGAGAAAAGAGATTCATCGATGTACTTTTCCTCAATAAGCATCAAAAACTGTTCAGGTGTTGCTCCAATAGATTTTGCAATAAAATGATTTGTCTGAATCAATTCAACAAACATTTTAAAGTCAATATCACGATTCTTTCTGATTTCTTCAACACAATATGCAGTGCGATCAAGAATATTTGTAAGTTTATTACGTCGCTCTGTCAAAATAGATCTTTCTTCAGAAGTCATTGAACGTTTTGTATTTCTAGGATCAATAAAAGTTTGACCTTTTTTAAATGAAGAATTTGTAGTGATTTTCTCAATTTCATCACTATTGGAAATGATATCTAAACACCCATCATACATTAAACGATCAGAATTTATAATAACACGTTGAGAGTTATTTGATGAAAATATTTCTTTTGAATACTCATCAACGTCCAGTGCAACGTTATATCCAGTGTCACTCATCTGAAAAATTGGTAAAGTCTTCATAACTCTACGAAGTCCAACCATAAAATCAACATTATCATGCTCTGAAACTTGTTTCGCAGCATCCATAATCATAGGAGCAATCTTATCATCACGATTACCATCAATTGATAGGGAAATGATATGGCCAATTTTTTCCATATTGCCAGTAGTGAGTGATCTACTAATTTTTTGCACTGTTGCCCCCATATCGCCATTATCATATGCAAGAATAACTACATTAATGTCAGGAATACTAAATGATCTTTGACACATTTGAGATGCAATAATCCACACTTCTTTGTTGTTTTTCTTTGCAATACGAATAGCATCTTTTACATATTGCTCTGCATCTTTTCCCTTAACAACATCTCCATTAATACAGTGAACATCAAAGTAATCGCCAATAATAGATTTTGCAATCTTCTCTAGGTTCTTTAGTTGTTTATTAGTCATGCTAACAAATTGAATAACAGAACGAGTAGAGTCGTCTTCTAAACAATTGTCAAGTGCAAAATCATTTGCATTTACGTCATCACTTTCACCAATAAAGGATTTGTATATTCCTGACCAAAATGCTTTGCTCTTTTGCACATCTTGAGATGATTTGGAAAATGAAGGATTTAGATCCTGATTGTCATCATTAAGAGAATGTGCAAATTTACTCCAATCATAACGATAAAACTTAACCTGTGTAAGATTTTTCTCAAACTCAGTTGCACGTTTATAATTAATTGAATTCTCAAGTTTTACATTAGTACCTGCTTTCATTAACATATCAAGATAAGTAACCTTGAAGAAAGCATCTACGTCATTATGACTACTTTTTGCTCTCTGACTATTAGTCCCAGTAGTTAGAATGATAGGAGCATTTTTTCCAATTTGATTTACGAATGGCACACAACTATCAGTATGAGCACCATAATCTGCTTCATCAATTACGGTTATTTTATCAACATAGTTCTCAATAACTTCAGCATTACTATTTCTGACAGTTTCACCTTCCTTATCACCACAAAGAGAAGCAACAACTAAAATTTTCTTTTTCTCAGAAAGATTTTTCATAAAATCTTCTTCAAATTGATCTGATGAAAGATCAAGAATTGAAAAATTAGAAAACTGCTTATATAGATAAACCTCTTTCTTGAACGAAGATAGAGCAGTCAAGTAATATGACCCAACAACCATAACTTGTCGATCAAGATAATGAAATAGACTGAGATATAATATGGTTTTACCAAAACGTGCTGCAAGTTCTGCCATTATCTTCGTTTTTCCAAATTTAATCAAAGAAATAAGTTTATCCAAAGATTCCATTTGCCAGATAGTTAATCTGAGATCTCTCTTTTCAATATCATTTTGTAAATAATCAAACCAAAGTTCTGCTGGATTAGTATCCTCAAATATTGCCCATTCTTTTGCACTACGAGTGGGATCAAGAACATGTGCAAGAAAACATTTCCCATCTTCATGCATTTGTCGAAGAATTTTTTGATCTTCAGAATCAATTAGTGCAAGTTTTGATGGCTGATATCCAACAATTAGATACTGTTCTCTCTCAGATGCTTCTCTCTGCTGAGAAATGCGATCCAATACATTAACACTTGATTGTCCACATTTAAATTCTTTAGATTTATATGCAGAACATTTAGTATACTGATAGAATCCTATAGGATCACTCTCAATCAGACCTTTAATTTCTTCATTAATGTAAAAAATACCCTTTCTAGAAGAAGAAATGGCATTTTGAAAGTATTGATCCCAGGATAGGTTTTTGAACATCAAAAATTAATCTCTCAATAATAAAACAGTTTAAAGGTGAGGTATATTTTAACCTCCATCAATCTGACAACCTGCCATTGCACCACCAACAACACCTAAAGGAATTGACCAAATCCAGTTTTCTTTAGTGGACAAAATTCCTCCTGCACCACCACCAAGAATTCCACCAAGAATAGATCCTTCTACACAGGAATTGTCATCAATATCACCCACGTCGGGATATCTTGTTTCGTTTCTAGGATAAGTAGGAACTTTAGGAACATATCTATTTCTGCAAGGTACTCTATTTGTTCTATTTTTTACATATCCACCAACCCATTTACCATAATTGTTATAATAACCAGGAATAAACTCTTCTACATTTTCGTAGCAATAGTTTTCATAACGAACACTTCTATGCCCCTCAAATCTAGGGCCTCCAGCATATACGGGAGAAGCATTTGCACCAATTAGAAGCAAAGCAGCAAGAATTTTCATTATTTTTGTTTTATTACTAATAATTTACACTAAAAAAAGGAGTCTGTCAAGACTCCTTATGACACTATTCAGATTGTCTTGCTTTTTGAACTAGATATTCTGCAAAATCTTCCATTTTATCAGGATGTATTGCCCTAATATCATACTCTTCTACCGCAATCTTCATAGAATCAATTTCATTTTGATTCAATTCTTTATTTTTTGATAGAGTCATTGGCAATCTCCTTATATGTGTGAACATCCTAACATGAATGTTTCACATTATCTATAACCTTAAGATTCTCTTTCGCTTTTTTTTACAGAAGTTAATGGTTCGATTGATTCCATCTCCCACCAAATATCTTCAAAACTAGCATCATCATTATACTCAGAGTAAGAATTAACAACACCTTCTGATTTCCAGAAACTATCCCAATCCTTTTGAGTTGCAGAACTAATCATTTTGTGCTTCCTTTTTTCTCAATTTCTCATCTGCCTTGATGCGTTTCTTCACCAGTTTAGCAAATCTCACATCTTCAGCAGTATACCAGTCGGGATGCTTTTTTGCACGTTTGATAATTTTCTTTGCTGCTTTTTTGTCCTCCATAGCACACACTTTAACTGTATATACTATTTATTTTACTAAAGTTCCTCTTCTTTCTCAGTCTCTACCACACAATCACTGGTTGGATAAGATACACACAGCAATGCAAATCCTGCTTCAATCTGATCATCATCCAAGAAAGATTGATCGCTTTGATCTACAGTACCACTCACAATCTTACCAGCACAGGAAGAACATGCACCTGCACGACAAGAATATGGAAGATCAATACCAGCTTCTTCTGCGGCATCTAAGATGTATGTATCATCAGGACAATCAATAATAGTTTCAATGCCGTCAGATGATTTAAGTTTGACAGAGTAATTCATGTACTTTTTTTAACTTTCATGGATATTATATATTACAGGATGAATATTGTCAATTTTATTTGAAAAATCTTGAAATGCATTTATTATTTCAGAGTTTTGTTTTTCTAAATTTTTGACACGTAATTTAAGACTCTTAATTTCATCAAAAATACTATCATCTGTTAAAGGTTTTTTTGAAGGAGAAAAAAATATTTTAATCCAGTTTAACATATAATTGAAGATAAATTATATGTTATCTATCCTTAATATCTTTTTTCTCATGAAGTTTTTTAATTGCTTCAATAACTTCAGGAGTTTCTTCCCATTCCCAACTATTTCCTTTAGTATCTAAAACTTTTTTCTTCATTGATCTTCCTCGAATGAAATACTTGGATTATAACAAGAGAATAATTCATCACCACATTTAATATCTCTTGTTGCATAATAATTTTGAGTCATATTAACACCATCAACATACCATTCAACATTAGGTTCTGGAGAATGATTAAACAGTGATCCAACACCCAATCCAATAAAACAATTATCTTTTAAGTTTGCAAGGTATCTTCCTATTCTTTCAGAACTTGGATTAACATCCTCTCCATTTACAATAATAATAGGACACTCTTCAATGAGATCATACTTTGCAATATCATCATTAGCAAAAACTCCCCATCCTTGAATAGGAGATCTTTTAACCTGTACTTTTGAATTGCGAAATAATTCAGTTTTATATACTGTTGGATTCATTTGTTATTTGTCTTTCTAGTTCATATTTAATTGGATTTAAATGATTGTAGATATAATTTTTCCACTCATTATCTTCTAATAAGATAACAATATTTTCAATTTGTGTCAAGGCCTTGATTAACTTTTCCTTTTCAGTTTTCATCTTTTTTGTAAACTTTCTGAATTGCTAAAAGTGTATCATAAGGAATCCATGTAGGATTCTCTTTGTCAAATTGAACTTGAACCTCAGTAATTACTTCTTCAAGAACTTTACTATAAGTTTTTCTCGTGTTTTTAACTGGTGCTAAAGGATTAATCATTTTATTCAAAAATAGGAAAAATACTTTGTCTCATCTTTTTAAGATGATTCGGATCATTACCATAGTAACCCATATTCATATAAATGCAATCAACATAACGCAAATCTTCGCGGTTTACATCATAGGTAAATCTGTCACAGTACTCAAGGATTTCATACGGAACCTTTACCTGTATGTGATCATAATCAATAATCATTTACTCCATCGTAAAGTTTTAAGGTGTTTGAGGACTTCTTCACGAACATCCATCAATTCGTTATAACATTTTTGATTACGAGCACATTCACGAAGAGATGCATCTGGTTTATGTACTGACTCAATAAAGATGTCAAGACCACGATTCCATTTGTCTTGTTTACTTTCGCAATTATCTATACTGTTTTGGTCTTTCATTTGATAACCTCCCAATGATCATCGGATGATTCATTCATCCAAAAAAAGTATTTACCACTGATCGATGCAAGGAAAACTTTACCATCTTGTCGTTTTTCAATACGACAGGAATGTAATAGATCCATTTGATTGGCAAAACGATTTTTTGCCTTAGAGCTCTTTGGTTTTACACAAAGGAATTCAGTCTTCATACTTTGATTAACCTCAACAAAGGTATTCTATAGGAGTTTGGTAATGTTGTCAAGTGGTCGTGTGATAAGGATACTCTATGTAAGACTGTTTAATGCCTCTCTAAGGGCATTCAGTCTTATTATCCTTAGGATTGCTTTTGATCTAGTAATAGGAGTGCTACAGTCGATTTAAAGCGCGTTTGTCTGTATAGTATAGGGCAATATGAACCAACTTTAGTCTATGGTGTGCAGTAATTAAACTGTCTATTGACATCTTGACTGTATCTTGTTAGTATTTAAAATATCTATACCATATAATAATGATCACTGTATATTGGTCTCCTTGGTATGCAGATAAGAAGACATATGATGAAAACTATCTAACACACTATGGATTAGATAATGTTTATGTTGATCTTCTGGTGCATAAAGATCAATCAAATGCTAGAGATAACTTCTTTAATTGCTATGCATTCAAAGGTGCAATGAAGAATATGTATTGTCTCAGGAACCCTTACTCTGTCGATCTTCGATATGAGAATGGTAAATGTATTTCTAATGCACCACCAAAAGCAATTTATGATCTTGCAATGACATCACAAGTCAAAGCTCCTTCAATGCAGGATGCACTAACGATTAACTATGGTGTCAGTTGGATATTCTTTGCTGATAAACCTCTACACATACAAACAATGCACCCATATATGCATGGGACAGAGGCAAGTAAGACATCATTTTATGTCCCTGGATCTTTTGACATTTCTAAATGGTTTCGACCAGTTGAAACTGCATGTCAGTTATTTCCTGGTGAGAATACATTTAAGTCTGATGAAGGTGATCCACTAATCTATGCAAACTTCCTGACTGATGAGAAGATTCAATTCAAGAAGTTTTATCTAACTCAAGACATCATTGATCATTCAATGAGTTGTATGAAACTCAAATACTTCAAGTCATTTAAGGCACTAAATTACTTGTATAAGATATTTGTTCAGAGTAAACTGAGAAATAAAATCCTGACTGATATCAAGAAAAATGTTATTGAGGATGAATGATGTTTAAGAAACCACTCAAGTTGACTGCATATACTTGGGAGAGTGATATATTTACAAATGATAAACCAACATTTAATAAGACTGATCAGACTGATTGGATGAGATTATTGCCACCAAGTTATGATGCGTTTGATCAACCATCAAACAGTTACTTTGAGATGGCAACTGCCAAGAATTGTCCTGGCATTAAGAACTTTATTGGTGGTGGAATTAAGTTTCGCATGTGGGCACATTTACATGCAAGAGTTCATCCAAATGGATATGTAGAGGAACTTCCTGGATCTTTTAAGGGCAATAACCCAGCACCATTGTTTGCTCAACATCCAAAGGCTCAGTATGAACACATCTATCAGAGGAATAAAACATCATTCAAGTTAAACAATCCTTGGATCATGCAGTGCAACAAACCAACAAAGTTTGTGTTCGTTGAATCTCATTATTCTACAAATCATTTAAGGGAGAATAATGTCAGCATTGCTCCAGGTATTATTGACTTTAAATACCAGAAAGCAACAAACATTCATCTGATTGTTGATGTAAAGAAAGAACCATATGAATTGATTATCCCATATGGCACTCCATTGATGACACTATTTCCTATGACTGAGGAGAAGATTAACTTTGATTGTGAATTAGTGTCGAAGGATGAATATGAAAAAATCAATATTACATTCCCAAGATGTCCAATGAGAAAATACTATCAGTTAATTAAGAACCTTAGCTAGTTTCTGAATCTCTGGCAGATACATATACTCTATTTCACTTTTGCGAAGTGTAATAAGTGCATCTTCAATAGTTTCTACCAGAGGATCGCCACCTAGATTAAAACTCGTATTGAATAAAATAGGAACGTCACTGAGTTTTTCAAACTCTGAGATTAAATTATAGTAGTGTTCATTCTGTTCTTTTGTGACAGTCTGAATCCTACATGTATTGTCTACATGAATGACTGATGGGATAATATCTACAACACCCTCTTTTGCTTCAACTGCATACATCATATTGGGTGATTCATCCATAGATGCAAGATCAAACCAGTCATGAACTTTTTCTTTTAGAATAGAACATGCAAATGGCCTGAACCATTCACGATGTTTGACCTGGTTTACAATATCTTTTCCATCTTTGATTGTAGGATCAAATAGAATAGATCTGTTGCCTAGTGCTCTTGGACCTCCTTCAGATCTACCTTGGAAGATAGTTACAATGTTTCCATCTCTGATGAGTTTGGCAACATCTTCATAGGAAGTATCAACAACGTTAACATCATTAAGATCTCTTAGATAAGTATCTGGATCATATTGTGGACCATAATAAACTACGGACTGTGGTTCTGGGATTCTCTCAGTTGTATGAGCATAGTGATACTTTGCTGCACCAATAGATGTACCACCATCATGAGAGATTGGTTCGCAGTATATGTTGAGGTCTGGGAATTCTTTTGCATACTTATAGTTTGCTACACAATTCAAACCATATCCACCACAGATGACAATATTTGTCTCTCCTGTCATTTCATGAGCCTTACGAATCAATTCAACCATACGATCTGAAGTTTCTTCCTGAACTTTGTAGGCAAGATCTTTTTGAATGTCAGTATATTCACCTTGAGTCTGCAACTTATAATCATCATGAATAATTTTATATCTAGCAACATTGATTGATGCTGCATTTGGATACGTTGGAACAATCAGATTTCTGTTACCCCATCCATCAACAAAGAAATCAGGTAGATCATCATTTGGTTTTCCATATGGGGCAAGACCCATGAGTTTTCCTGCTTCAATAGCTTTAAATCCACAGTGCTGTGTGACTGCCTCATACATTTTTGTGAGTCCAGGATATTCTGTTAGATGTATATCTGGTTCTATCTCAGTATATCCTATGGATACTTTCGTTCCAATGTGTTTATATACAGTGTCAAAATAAGTTGGGTTATGTACTCTAATGATAGATTCAAATTCATAGCAGGGTTCTTGAATGTCTCCAATCTTTAGAAAACTACCTGCTCCATCAGCAATTACGCAAACAGCAGTTTCAAATCCAGAATTGTAATATCCACATGCAGCATGCATTTCATGATGAATTTGATCAATATAATGTGTTTTAAACTTAAACTTTTTCTTTGCTAATTTTCTAACCCAACCTTCGTAAACACTTTCACCACTCCATTCAAAAATTGGTCCTTCTCTATGAGTGTGGCATATTATTAATTCATCGATATAATCAACATAATCAAATACTTTCTGAAGTCCTAGAAGAGGATCTCCATCCCATTTATTTCTAGATAATCTCTCCTCTTCAAGATAGAAAACTACCTCACCATCAACTAAAAGTGTGGTACTACCATTATGACCGCGAGCAATAGAAACAATAACTGACATGATTATTCTCCAATTTTTTTCTTAGCATCAACTAGGATCTTATTTGTAATATCATCCAATTCTTTTCTGGTGAAATCCATACAAGTGTCATTATATCTGTTTATCAATTCTCCATCTAATCCATCAATTCTAATTGGAGAATATTTCTTTTTAATTACTTTCTTCTCTAAAATATTGAAATGTTTTGGATATGATATATTCTCTGCAAATGTCGATCCAAGTATAATACTTCCTGGTTTATTAAAAGCATATGCCATATGCTGTCCCACAGAATCAATACCAACAAAATAATCTGCAGCCTCTATAATTGCAGACCATTGTCTAATATTGGTCTCTACATACATATTCTCATCATTATCAAATTTAATTTCACTGAATGTAATTAGATTATACTTCCTTCTAATCTTTTCTGAAATATAGAAGTAATCATCAGTAGATAGTGATCGACTTAATGGATCAATTGTATGTCCACTTTTGTGAAGACTACAACTTCTACCAAAAGGTTGAATGACAATAGTCTTTTTCTTTTTATGGTAATCTTTTACATTAGAAATTGCATCAAGTGCATTGATCTCCTCCATTTTAGAGAGAACAATCTTTGGTTTCTCTAAATCAGAATGATCATCTGTATTGTTTATTAACTTATCAAAAGATTGTGACAGAGATTTCTTTTGATTGTAGTAACCATGTTCGCGATATGGTTCTATCGTTACCAGATCATTGGGTTTGATAATATTCTCAAACAAACCCTTATGATTTAACTCAAAGGATAAATCTTGAAGTTCTGGATGACCGACGAAAAATTCTATTCCAGATTCCGATAGGATATAAAAATCTGGACCATGATTCTTATAATATTTTTGTAATGCTGGTAATGCACATATTACTCTTCCTGCACCACCATTAATAACAAAAACCTTCTTCATTCACAAAACCATAATACTGTACTATGTAGTTGATATTCCTAAATCAGTTCTCATGCGTACTATCATATCACTTTGATGACCATCAGTATCTTTGAGATATTGTAGATAATCACTAAAATCTTCATCTACATGATATCTAAATGTACTTTGAGTGACTCCATCAGGGAATTCTACGGGAGTACTAAATGTTACAGTCTTAGCAGTATTATCAACTGTTGGACTTCCATTTTCCAGTGCATTGATCGTAACTTTTAAGTTGGCATTTGCTGCAGTCCAATGGTCATACAATTCTTGAGTTGATTCAATATCTGCATATAAAGATGCAGAAGCTACTGGTCTTGGAAGATCTGTTAAATTGACAGTTTGATCAGGAACTTCAGCAGGAGTTGGTGCTGAACCTGCAGCTGCATCAATCTGTGCTTGCAATTCTGCTAATTTTCTTGCCTCTTCTTTTTCTCTTGCCTCCTTATGTGGTTCCTCTTGAGCATGAATCAAATCACGAATAATGGAATAATTATCTGAGTCAATATTGATGAATTGATTATTATAGTAATAATCCCCAATTGCAGGTGATCCAGAAGATATTTCAGTCCACTCTAGACCACTAGTTCTTACGAAGTTTTCATCTGTTGAGATATCAATCACAACATTAATTCCATAGATATTTTGTTTTGTTCTTATGTAACTCATTTACTTACCTCAGTATAATAGTACGACTACGCCACTTCCTGCAGCAGGATATTTTCTATTTCCTCCACCACCATAACCAGCACTGGTTGTAATACCTGCACCATTACCATAAGCAATATCAGAAATATTTGCATCATTTTCATCAACTAGTGTGGATGTTGGAATAATATACTCTTCTGAATAATTTGCAGTTTTATCTTGAATAAATCCTAAGTTGTGTGATCTCTTGTAAGTTATTGTGCTTCCAGACTCATGAACTAATCCATATGGACTACAGAAGCAATGAGCAGTTCCAGATTGTGCTGTTCCAAAGTAATAGGTATATGCAAATCCCATACATGTATAGCACCAACTTTGATTACCGCATGTTCCTGTAAATGATGAACAAGTTGAGAAGCATCCAGGAAGTACGTCAGTACAAATATATGAACAACCACTTCCACCAAAGGAATAATCATAACCATAATTGGTGTAGGTGTAGCACATATGTAGAGCACTACCTCCACCACCTCCAGTGGTTTTACTAACACCAACTTCAGTGACTATTTTTTCTACACTTCCAGATTTTCCATCATCAGCACTTGTTCCTGCTTGAGCACCAATTCCCATTGGAGTTTCATTATGGAATAAATCTGCAGCACCATCTGCAATACTATCAATAGTTGCTGATCCAACAAATCCATAAGTAGAATTCTTTTGATTTCTACCTTTGAAAACATATTCAGATACGTTAGAATCTGCTAGGGCACATGCACAAAGATTGGTAATATTGCCACAAAGATAATAACAATAACAACCTACAAATGAAGTTCCACCAAATTGAGATCCACCAAATGTAGTGTGATATCCTCTATTTGCACATCCACAAGTTACTGTTGGATTAATCCAACAGGCACTTTGATTGCCACTGGCTCCACCTCCTCCACCAGATCTAATACCATCAACACAAGAATCATATAAAAATTCTGGAATTAGAAGACCATCTCCACCTTCTCTATTAATATCTCCCCCACTTGCAGTTCCTCCTTTATTATAATATCCAGAGATATTATTTGCATAACCACAAACAGGAAGGGAAAAACCAAAGGCAACTGGATTATCATTTGATGCATCTCTTGCTGTTGAATTACTAGTACATGCCCAAGTATGTGCAGATTCTGTTGCATTTGCTGCAGATATAGTAGTGAATCCATCACCAGCAACACTACTGGCACTTAATCCGCCAACAGATCCAACATTAATTGTTAATGTCTTTCCTGGTACATCTTCATCTGAAGTGAATGTCTTCTCTGAATATGCTCCACCAGCGCCAGTTAAATGACCAGTAAAGCACACTGAATATGTTTTATTGGGAAATGCAACGCCAGAGCAACAATCAGAGGATACATGGCAATATGTCCCTGTTCTATAGCAAGATCCAGCACCAATTACAATTGCTTTTACGTTAGTTGATGACGATGGTACATCAAACGTTGTTGCTCCTGGAGTAGAGAAGACTTTTACATTTGAAAATACTCCACCACCACCACCACCACTACTACCGCCACCTCCTCCAGAGGATCCTTTTGTTCTACCAGCTGCAGTTCCTAAAAATCTTCCCATAGTATTTTACCTCTTATGCGGATTCTTCGATACCATAAACTGCCACAGAAACATCAGTGGTTGATGCATATGCAACGACATTCTTTGAGGAATTAATTACAACACCTGTTCTTTCTAGAACACCTTGAGCACTCAGTGACGCTTCATATTCAATATACTCTGCATTTACTGGAGTATCACTTGCAGAAATAGCCAGTCTTACAGTTGCAGCTGCCGCAGATCTATTTAAAATATTGATGTTTGTTACAGCAAGAGTGGATGCTGGTACAGTATAAACAGTGTGATTTGTTGATGCTGTAGAAATTCCTACTTGCCCTAAGATGCCGGACGCCATGTAAAAAATACTCTAATCTGTTGTATTTATATTTAACTAGTTAAAAGAACTATGGAAAAATGATTTTGTGGTGACACCACTTCCCTTTTCTTTAATTTCTCCATTAACATCTAATGCTGATGTTGGACTTGATGATTGAATTCCAACACGACTGTGTGTAACATCAGAAAAGATATTTCCCTTTGACACTAAATTGGCAGATTGTCTTGTTTTTCCCATTTCAGTATCTTTTATTTGTATTTAGATATTAACAGTACCAATTCCAGATCGTAAAGATACTGTGAAAGCGATTCCAGTTATATTTTGAGTAAGAACTCCTGATCTTGTTGCAATTGATAATGCAGCTGCCGGTCCTGCGGCACCTGTTGAACCAATTCCCATTGTATATTCTACAACATCTAATATGTCTCCTTCATTAGCAGCAGTTGCAAGAACAACTGTTGATCCATTACTTGCAATAAATTCACTTCCATTCAATCTAATACCATTTAGATATACGTCTATATTGCCTGCAGTATAACCACCAGAAATAGTAAATGTTTGTTGTCCTTGAGTTGCAGTTGCTGTTTTTTCTGCTTTTCCTGGACCTGTAGTCTCCTCTTCTTCTGGAGAACTATATGGAGCAGCATCAACCCATACAGATGTTGATCCAATACCTAATGTTGGTTCATCATAATAAACAAATATTCTACCAAAATCTGTACTATACCAAAGATCACCTGATGATGGATCTACGGGAGCAGTTTGTCCAATAGAAACTGTTGATGATCCACTATTACTTGCGCCAGATGCATTTGATGGAGATGCATCTACCCATTGAGCACTACTTCCATCATCGTAATAAACAAAAGTTCTACCTTCTTCAGAATTGTACCATAAAGATCCTGAATATGGTGATCCTGGTGCAGTAGTTGAAATTGAAATACCACCAGCAGAAATGTTAGTTAAATTACTACCATCACCAACAAATGATGTTGCAGTAACAATTCCAGTAAAATTAGAGTTACCAACGACCTCTAATACTGCCTTATTTTCACTATAAGATACAATACCAACTTTGAGTTCTCGTTCTCGGCCGCTTAGAAACTTAGACATATCAGTTCAGAGTCTCCAATACACTAACAATACACTTTACATTGCTGGCATTATTTGCTGATAAAACAATTACATCACTTGGTTCTAACACCAACTTACCATTTACAACACTTGCAGTGTCATTTGCTGCAACAGGGAAGTCTTTTACAATTTCTGTTGTAACTGCTGTTCCTGTTGATGATCTCTCATGAGATACTGTGACTGTATATGTATCTGATCCTACATTTGCCACCTGAGCAAGTAATACAATGCCACTATATCCAGTGGGTGCAGTGTAGATACCTACCGGTGATGTTGATGCAACCTTTGTGATTGTTTTGTAATTGTTAAGTGCGAGTGCCATTTTATTAGTTTCCTCCTAATGCTAAGATGAGTGGCGTTACGTTTGCATACAAACTCTTGGTATATGCATTACCAGAAATATCACCAGTGCTTTGGTTAATAGTAACCCCATCACCAATTCTGAAGTTACCTGCCTGATCTGTGCTGGTATAAACAACCAGGCCACCACTTCTCATATCTATTTCATTTGCCTGGATAGCAACTCCACCAGTGGAAGGTAGAGCATTTGCGATTGTGACACCAGAACCAATGTATTCAAATGAATGTCCTGATGCCAAAATACGACTTTGTTTGAATACTGGTGCTGTAGTTCCAACACCAACTGCATATGGTAGATTTTCTGTTATTGTAACAGTTGAAATGCCATTTGTAGGAGTTGTTGCACTTTCAATAGAATAATATTTTGCTATGGTTTCAATGGATAGTGACAAACCACTACCACCTCCACCACTAGTAGTGATTCCAGGAGTAGAAGTATATCCTCTACCATTTGAAACAATATCGACAGAAGTAACAACACCATCAGTAAGTGTTGCTACTGCCTGAGCAGCAATACCCCAATCAGTTGATGGATCTGCAATGACTAATGTTGGGGATGAAGTATATCCAGATCCACCATCATTAATCGTTATCTTATTAACTTCATAGTACAGATTATCAAAGTACATTACCTGACCATTATATGGCCTGTTTGTTCCTACACCTGCGATTGCAAATGAAGAACTATTTGCTGATGCTGCTGTGGTAATAACACCAACATATTGCTCAGATCCAACACCTTCAGCAACTAATCCATAGTTACCAAATGATGAGTTTGAGTTAGTTAGATCGCATTGACCACCAGATCCACAATAGATTGCAACATCATTACAAATCGTGAATACTGAAACTAACTGAGCATATCCTTCGTTTGTAATTGATACTCCAATGCCACCTTGATTGTATTGAGTATAACTATCAACAACCATACTCTTAAGATTTCCTGTTGCATGAGCACCATTGATCCTCATTCCAGTGCTATTTTGAATGAAGTTGGTGCAGTTCTGAACATATGGTGATTGTGTTATATTTCCTGCACCTGCTGGATTAAATGCTATCATTGCACCAGTATTTGCAGAACCCACAAAAGAAAGTTCTGTGATGTAGTTTCCATTAGTTACATGGAAAAGATCATCAGCATTTGATGGAGTAACTGATACTTCTCTTAGATTATCTCCAACAATACTAACTTGAGCAGGTAAAACAATTGGATTGTCTTCTGTATATGTACCTGCGGATATTTTAATTACTGTCCCTGTTGATGCACTAGCAACTGCTGATTTGATTGTTGCCTTTGCATCACCTAGTTTTTTACCTGTGTTATCATCATTTCCATCTTCTGTCACGTATAGTACATTGGAAACTGTAGATCCAGCACCAAGACTAACAATATCTGTGGCAATACCTGACCTTTCTCTGCGAGTATAGAGTTCACCATCAGTGGTGTTAAGAGCTAATTCGCCTAAATTAATATTTCCTGTTGTTGGTTTTTTACCAGCAACAGCTGAGCGTTTAATCTTAATTATAGGATCAGCCATTCAATCCTCGCATGGGTGGTATGTACCTTAGAATCTAGTATATACTAGATGTGTTAGTAATATTTATCAGGAAAATTCTTCCTCAGTTTTTGAAGATTTGCGTGTTCCAACTTTTGGCTGTGCCTCAAGTTGTTCAATCTTCTTTGACAAAACTTCAATCGTTTGTCTATATTTTAATTCTCTTGCCTCTAGAGCAACGTTTTGATTAATTTGATCAAATAGTTTAGTTTGATATACTGAAATCAAATTCTTATAGTCTTGTTCATCCATAAAAAAAGAGGGAGACTTGCTCCCTCTATTTAGATTATGTTAGTTAAGATCAGAATGTACCGCCATCAATGGTGACATTTGTTATAACAATTGATCCACTATCACAACTAATAACTTCAGTTGCACTTCCAAGACATCCATTGACATATAAAGATGCAACTTCTAATGCACCACTAGTGTTGTTTGTTAAGACACCAGTTGACTCTGAAACATCTGCAGAAACAACAATTCTAGATGTACTATCATCCCAGTAAATTGCTGCTTTCTTAGCAGAACCAGAATAATAATTAAACAGAACACCAATATCCTTATCTAAGTCAGATCCAGGAACGGATCCATCAACCATGCCAAGATCAAGGAGTTGGTCTTCAATGGTTGTTGTTGATGTATTAACCTGAGTTGTGGATCCATTGACATAAAGGTTTCCACTAACAGTTAAGTTGTTGGAAACAGTAACATCATTAGGAAGTCCATAAGTAATTGATTGACCAGAAACGGTTACATCAATTTCATTTGCTGTTCCAGCGAAAGTCATTGTCTGTGATGTAGCCACAGAACCACCGCCACCACCAGTACCATTAGTACCTTCTGCAGTGGTGATTGTTAAGTCAACAGCAGCAATTGCAGTATCAGTATAATCCTTTACAGCAGCTGAGGTTGGTAAAGTTGTATCATTATCATTTGAAGCAATGCCCTCACCCTCAGTAACGATTGCAGAGGCAGCAAAGTCAGCAACTTCTACATTAGAAAGTGAGTTTCCAGTTCCGTTTGCATCAAATGTCTTATTGGTTAAGGTATCAGTTGATGATGCAGTGATGAATGCTGATGTAGTATTGTCATAGTTTGCAAGGTCATTGTCAACTACAAAATCATATTCTGCATTTGCATCATCATATGAAACTGTAATCAGTGTTTGTGTGCCAGTTGTAATTGCAGCACCAACAATGTCCTCAATTCTTTCTGCATTAAGTGTTACAGCACCAGATGATACAGTAAAATCAGTAGCATCAAATGATGCAACACCTTTGTTGGAATCTGTTGCGTCTTCGGCAGAAATGGTGATTGTATTGTCTGTTACTGCAGTATCAATACCTTCACCACCAGAAACAGTTAAAGTATCTGTAAGAAGTGCAACAGTGTCAGTGCCACTGTCACCTGCCATATTCAGGTTTGCAGCAGCATCAATGAATGACAGTGTTCCTGAGCCATTCGTTGCAAGAACCTGACCGCTAGAACCATCAGTTCCTGGCATTGTGTAGGTAACAATACCAGCAAGACTATCTGGAGACTTGATGGTTACATATGACGAACCATTTGAGGTTCCTTCAACTAAATTTACACCACTACCTGTTGAAGTGCTTTCTCTAGTCCAGTAACGATGTGAACCGAAGAATTTATTACCTGCAGAGGTACTGTTTAGACCAACATATAGTTCATGTGTGTCTGTAGTAAGGGCGGGTTCACCAGCCTGCAAAGCAGGAAGATTGCTAAAGGCACCCCTCTTAAACTGAATTACTGGAGAAGCCATGCTTATCTATAGATTTTTAAGTTATTATTATTTATTACTTAAAAAGTCCCGGCATCTAAACCAGAGAAACTCACATTGTTAATGTCAATTTCTTCTTCAACAATATCTACAAATTCTTGAGGTATTGATGTTGCCGCGGCACTTACAATTGAGTCTGCAGTTACGACATCAAATTTACTAGTTGTTGAATTAAACTTAACTACGTTTTTGTTATTTGCACTACTTATATTCTGTAAATCTGTGTCAGATAAATCTCTAAATCTAGTTGGCATTAGAACGAGCCTCCATCTAGATTATTAATTTGAATCGTACCTAAATCCAATTCTGTTTCTAATTCAGAAATAAAATCATCAGATAAATCTCCATCTTCAGATGATGTAGATAGAATTTGATCAGGTGTAATTAAAACAAATTTGTCTGTTGTACTATCATAAGAAACAAGAAGACCATCTTTTGAATCATCTAAAGTTCCAAATGCAGTATCTCCCATCTCCTCTATTTGAGAAGGTTGCCTTACAGATCTAACTGGAGGTTTTTCTGGTTGTTTCTTTTGAATTACTTTTGAAACAGACTGTATTTTTTTAACTACTGCCATAGATTTTAAGTGGTAATTCCTGCTCTTACGAAGGCCATTCCCTCAACTAATCTTGATTTTGATCCAGAACCTGATGTCAAAACAACATCATAATAATATCTTCCTGGATCTAGATCAGTTGTTTGTGTATCTGTCAAAGAAATAGTAACTTCACCAATTGATGCTGTAATAGAAATTGAGAATGATGTAGAAGCAGAAGCACCTGAGTGCTTCTTTATTTTCGCAGCAGCACTATATCCAGCAAGGTTAGATGTAGATCCATCAGATTCAGTTGAAACAAATGTCTCAGAAAAATCTGAACCCTGTGGGATTGATATGTTAATGACTGGATTAACTGCCATGATGTCTTTTTAGTTATTTATCAACTTATTAGACTCGTTTTAACATTTGTGTTGTGCTGGTGCCCATGGAAAAATCTGTCCATGCGTAATCAGAATCAGCAGCACCCCATTGTGTTCCTGGAACTTGAACAGGTGATGAACGATATATTATATCATTTATTCCATTCTCACCATAATCATTTCTTCCCCAATTCCACAGTGTTCCATCAGTCTTCATACATGCTGCATGATACCAACCATTAGCTTGTGGTTTAGTCCATTGTGTTCCTGGAACTTGAGTTGGAGAGTTGCGGTTTGAACGATCATTTAGTCCTAGTGGTCCATTACTATTATACCCCCACGTCCATAATGTTCCATCAGTTTTGGTTACCATCATACCAAAAAGTCCACCAGAAAGTTCATTCCATTGTGTTCCTGGAACTTGTCTTGGTGATGAATATACTACAGTATTGCCTTGACCTAGGTTTCCTTGAGTATTATATCCCCATGTCCATAATGTTCCATCAGTTTTGAGTGCTAATCCAGATTCATTAAATTCGGGAATTTTACTCCATTGTGTTCCTGGAATTTGAACTGGTGATGAACGAGGTATGTTATCATTTTGAGCTAATCTACCATCTTGTGCTTGCCCACCCAACGCCCATAGTGTTCCATCTGTTTTAAGTGCAAAAATTGTGTTAAGTCCACCACCAATAGCATCTTTTGTTTGAGCCCACTGTGTTCCTGGAATTTGAATTGGTGATGAATGATCTACTCTATCATTTAGACCCAATTGACCATAAAAATTATACCCCCAAACCCACATTGTCCCATCAGTTTTAGTTCCTGCAGATTGATAATTTGGAGTTCCACAAACAAAAGACCATTGTGTTCCTGGAATTTGAATTGGTGATGAACGATTTACCCTATCATTAAGACCCAATTGACCCTGCTCCCCCTGACCCCATGCCCAGAAGGTATTATCTGTTTTTAATGCAAAAACACAATATGATGCACTTACAGAACTCCACTGTGTTCCTGGAATTTGAATTGGTGATGAACGACCTACTGTATCATTAATGCCATTTGTACCAGTGGGATTACGACCTAAGGTCCACAGTTCATGACCAACAAGTGCTGGTCCAGAAGCACCAGCAGTCTCAAAATAATAACTTGAGATACCAACACTATCACTGGTTCCAAACGAATCTTGAATTGCATTTTCAGGGAATATTACATAATAACTTGTACCAGCAATACCAAGATCAGTTGCAGGATTAATTGTTAAAGTTGCATTACTGATAGAAACTGTCGTGCCTATTCCAGCAGTGGCAATATCAAATCTTTCTGATACATTATCCTGAACAATAATTTGTCCGATCATTGCAGCATGGTTGCCGCATTGATAATAATATGTTCCTGGTGTGACTCCAAATGTATCCCAGGTTGTGGTTGCTGTTCCCTCTCCTGTTAGTGTACCTTGACTTACACTTGCACCACCATCACTGACTCTGATATACAGTGGGTGAGCACCTGATACTGTGTTATTGAATACAATTGTATCTCCTACTTTAACAGTAATCGCAGGATCAGTTCCTGATACACTTCCATCACGATCATTACCAGCAACAGTATAGTTTGAACTATCTGCTGCAGTAAGTGTTTGATTATATGTTAATTCTGCTGTTTGAATCGTAACAATACCAACGTTTGCTGCAATTGGTTTCTGATATGTTAAAACAATATTTGTTGTCGCAGCAATACCTGTTGCACCAATACCGGGACTATAGATTAAAGGTTCTAATAATCCACCAATATTTGTTAATCCTGAACCATCCCCACTAAATGATACTGCGGTAATAATTCCTGTTGTATTGACACTTCCTTCAGTTCCTATACCAATCGGTGGCAAATTAGTTAAACCAGATCCATCTCCACTTAATGATCCTGCAGTAATAATACCGGTAGTAACAATACTGTCAGATGCAATTGTTGATGCTGTTCCTATAGTAACTCTATTAGTAACACCATTTACTACAATACTACTAGTTCCAATGGTTGCAATACCACTAATCGTTATATTTCCTGCACTATCCCATACGGGAGCACCTGTAGATAGATTATAATAATTTACAGATCCAGCATCAACAGAACTTAGTAATACTTTTCCACCAAATGATAATCCATAAAAAGTCAATCCACCATCTGGAGGTGTTGTAAATGTAATATTGCTTCCAGATACGGTATAGTCAGTTCCTGCGCTTTGTACAACGCCACCAATACTAATAATGACCTGAGTAGCACTTACTGGAGTAATAGGATAACTTCCAGAAGTTAATGCAAAGGTTGTATCAGATCCATTAAAAGAACCTTCTATATTATCAAGTTCTTTTATATTCTTTGGATTCTGAGTATTAAAATTAATCCAAACAGTGCCATTCCATTGATATACATTACCTGTCGATGCATCAACATGAATTTGGTTTACATTTGGACTTCCAGGGAATGATAGCGCCATTATGCCTACACTTTTTTAGTTATTTATGATACCTCTTTTACAAGGGTTAGTCCATCATTTGAAAGATTTCCATGAATCCATTGTGTTCCTGGAAGTTGAACTGGTGATGAGTAATTAGCTACAGTAGGATCATTTTGACCTAATGACCCGTTACTATTAAGTCCCCATACCCATACTGTATCATCAGTTTTAATTGCCAACGTTGTATATGTAACAGTATCAATATAAGACCATGTTCCTGGCATTTGAATTGGTGATGAATAATTTACTACACTATTTTGACCCAATTGCCCGTTATTATTTTGTCCCCACAACCATAGTGATCCATCAGTTTTAATTGCTCCACTATGATATGATGCACTCATACTTTCCCATTCTGTTCCTGGAACCAACGCTGGTGATGAACGAGATATTGATGGACCATTTTGAGCATGACTACCACCAAAGTTATATCCCCACATCCATAATGTTCCATCAGTTTTAATTCCTCCAGAAACATAATTAGTGTTGTTAAAGAATGACCATGGTCCCGGAATTTGAATTGGTGATGAATAATTTATTCTATTATTTTGACCATGTTCTCCAAATTGACCATAACCCCATACCCACAATGATCCATCAGTTTTAAACCCATAAGCACCATTTCTAGCTGGTGATTTTTTAACACGTGTCCATTGTGTTCCTGGAAGTTGAGTTGGTGATGAACGAGATATAGCATCATTTAA